CCTTTTCAACCAACACCAACCCATCATCTGGCTATGCAACAGGACTGTTTAATAGCACAATTCAACACGGGTTGGGTGCGTACAGCACTGCGGTTGCACTTTTGAATGGTTATTTAGCTAATATCCAGTTTGTTGACGGTCAAGCACTCACCCCGGCATCATTTGCGGAGACTGACGCAACCACCGGGCAGTGGATACCTAAGGCTTACAGCGGCAGTTATGGGCTGGTTTCAGTCGCTGCGGCCACTGGTGCATTGCCGGCGTGGAATACCACTGATACCTATGGCGCTTCTAAAGGGTCTGGCACTAGAACTGATGCAAATAGTTCGTCGATTGTGCTCGCATTGCCGATGGATGGTGCCAATGGCGGCACATCCTTTGGCGACCAAGGTGCAGTAATAAAGGGTAGTGGCGTTGCCAAGACAATCACTGTAAATGGCGATACAAGTACCCGTACGGCGCAAAGTAAATTTTATGGCAGCAGCGGATTTTTCGACGGCAGCGGAGATTATCTACAAGCAACTATAGAATCATTAACTGGAGATTTTTGTATAGAAGCTTGGTGGTATCCGTCAGCAGGCGGGCAGCAGTCACTTTTTTCCTTGGGGGATACTGCAACAAGCACCGGAATAGAATTGTATAGAAGCAGCGGAGACAATCAATTATATGTCTACAGCGGGATAACTTTAATGTCCCCTGGCGTTGATTATATAGTTGGTGCATGGCAGCATTATGCTTTAACAAGGTCAGGTTCAACCCTGCGTTTATTTCAAAATGGTGTGCAAATTGGATCAGCGACTAAAACAACAGCCCTTGACAGTACCTTAAGAATCGGCGTTGAATACTACAGTAGTACGTTAGCTCAGTACCTATCAGGTTATGTCCAAGATTTCCGAATTTACAATGGAGCTGCCAAATACACCAGTAATTTTTCCCCAGTAGTTGCATATAACAATTCTTCCTATCTACAGTTTGCCGACAATTCCAGTAACACTGCCAGCACATTAGGGAAGGACTATAGCGGGCTGGGGAACAACTGGACCCCAAATAATTTTAGTGTTACAGGGGGCCCTAGTTCGGTGACCTTCCCATCATCAGGCGGCCCGCCAACTGTTGATTATTTGGTTGTTGGCGGCGGCGGCGGCGGTTGCAACGTAGGAACCGGAGCGCAAACTTACGGTGGCGGCGGCGGGGGCGCAGGTGGGTTGCGTAGCACAGTGACTGCGACTGGTGGCGGCGGAGCACTGGAGACTCCTTTATCTATAACTGCTGGTGCTAGTTATGCCGTAACAGTCGGTGCCGGAGGGGCATCAGATACCAGTGGTTCGCCCTCCGTGTTTGGCTCAATTGTTGCGCTTGGCGGCGGAGCGGCAAACGGTGGTAGCAATGTAAAAGGTCCGACTGGAGGATCAGGCGGCGGCGAGTCTGGGGTGAATAATCCCATCGGCAATTCATACGGCGACGGCACTGCCGGGCAAGGTTTCCGTGGTGGGTCTCAGGCAAGTAACTACTTCATATACGGCTTTTATCTTGGTGGCGGCGGCGGGGGCGGGGGCGCTGGTTCTATTGGGGGGGACGCTCCATCTGGCGGACAAACAGGGGGCAATGGTGGATCAGGTGTTGCAGTATCAATTACCGGGTCATCTGTGACCTATGCCGGTGGCGGCGGCGGCGGATATAGCGGATCTGGCGGATCTGGCGGTGGCGGCGCAGGAGGATACAGCTCGGCTGGCGCTCCTGGGGCAGCAAATAGTGGTGGTGGTGGTGGTGGTGCAAGCGCCGTAGGGGGCGGCAGCTTTCTCGGCGGCGCAGGTGGATCTGGCATTGTTGTCATTCGCTATTCAAATAGTTATGCGGATCTTTTAGTTGGCGGGGGCCTTACTTATACATATGCCAACACGGGCGGCTATAAAATCTATTCCTTTACCGCCAGTGCTACTGCGGCACAATCTGCAGGCAACGACAGCCTCGTAGACTCCCCCACTAATGGATCGCAATCAGACACCGGCGTGGGCGGCGAGGTGAGGGGCAATTATGCAACGTTAAATCCGTTGCAAAAAGGTACAGATCTTACTCTTTCAAATGGCAATCTTGATCTTGCCAAGTCTTCAACAGTTGACAACTGTACTGCATCCACGATAGGGATGACAAGCGGCAAATGGTATTTTGAGCTTACCATTACTAATCTGGGCAGCGGTGAATACGCAATAGGTTTTGGCAAGAATATACCAATTCAAAGTTATATGGGGTCAAACGCTACAACTTGGTCCTACGCTGATACTGGTCGATTGATGAACAATGGCAGCACTACCAGTTACGGCAGTAGCTACACAACTGGCGATATTCTTGGTGCAGCTTTTGATGGAGACAATGGAACGCTTACTTTCTACAAAAATGGAACTAGCCAGGGAACTGCAGTAACTGGATTGACCCAGGGACCTTATTTCTTTACTGCTGGCGCGTACAGTTCAGCCGCCACAAGATCCGCCAACTTCGGCCAACGCGCATTTGCCTACACCGCACCATCAGGCTACAAAGCACTCTGCACAACTAACCTGCCAGCCCCATTAGTCACGAAGTCTAATACGGTGTTTGATGTAGTTAAATATGATGGCAATAGTGCGTCTTCAAGAGCACTTACGGGCCTTGGATTTTCCCCTGATTTTGTTTGGATTAAAGACCGCTCAAACGGTTACAACCATGTTTTATTTGACGCTGTGCGCGAAGCTGGTGGCAGTAAGGTTTTATTTTCAAACAGAACTACAGCAGAAGGTGGTGGGGCTGGTGAAGAAGGAACAAACTACGGAGCTATTACGTCTTTTGATTCCAATGGTTTTACTGTTGCGCCAGGAGCAGTTAATTCAGTTTGGGTAAACCAAAGTAGTGATGCTTACGTCGGCTGGTGCTGGAATGCCGGTGGGTCAACCGTATCCAACACACAAGGCAGCATCACTAGTCAGGTGCGGGCTAATGCTACGGCTGGGTTTAGCGTGGTCACATTTACAGGATACACCTTCTACACTAACTACACTATAGGTCACGGATTAAATGTTGCCCCTAGCTTGATTATTTGCCGAGATTCAAATCTAGTTTCGGAGTGGGGTGTTTACCATTCCAGCCTGACTGCTAATCATAATTTATACCTAACCAGTACAGCGGCATCCGCAACAAGGTCTGGGTTGGAGCTATTCGTGGGAAGTCCTACTTCTAGTGTTTTTACTTATCGCTCTAATAATGGCGGCAGTGGACATAAAGGGATTGCCTACTGCTTCGCCCCAGTAGTCGGGTACTCTTCTTTTGGCAGCTATACCGGCAACGGGAGTACGGATGGGCCGTTTGTGTTCACCGGACTGCGACCTCGATTCTTAATTTATAAGCGAACTGATGCAGCAGATACGGTTGGGTGGATCATGATTGACAGCGCAAGAGATCCTTATAACGTTGCAACAAAATATATTGTAGCAAACGGTTCTACAGCGGAAGGCACGACAAATGTTGTTGACTTCTTGTCTAATGGTTTTAAATTGCGTGTCCCTGGTGCGGACGGCAACGTGTCTGGTGGTACATACATCTACGCAGCATTTGCCGAATCCCCCTTCAACTACGCCCGCGCCAGGTGAGTAGTGGACACGTGTTCTCTGGTGGCGACATTTGCTCGAATATAGGAACGTGCTTGTAAATTTACGAACGTGCTCGTAACCATTTTCGTGGCCTCACGAATATGGTCCGCTCCTTCTTCGCCCGCACGTATTGGCGGTTCGGTCAATACATGGGCAGTATTACCTGGGCCGCTTCCCCAGCTAATACTTCGCCAACAAAAGACTTCAGCGCCAAACGCCGCGCCCGCATTGATGAGCGCCAGAAGCGCCATGGCTTGCGAAATGCTTCGTGCAGTGGTATAGTGCCCTTAAGACTACCGAGAAATTCTCGGAAGCTCAAGGGCACTCACTAGTCCCGCATACCAATCACATGACTGACCATCCAGTCACCCCGCCGCCTGAGCTTATGGAAAAAACTTTATTTACAGATCTTTTTAAAGCTCTTGGAGGAACTTTTCTGGAAGAAGATAGAGATTCAAATTTCCCTAACGAAAATACAATAGATAAAGATCCTTACAAAAATCTGTGTCGGGAGCTTGTTGAGACCTGGGATGAGACTGTAAGGACACCGGGTAGTTTTGATTCACGGCGCATTGAGTTTTGTGCAAAAGCTGAACGTATTGTTTCTAATGCTCGTGCCCGCTTGGCTGGCTGTTGAATTTAGTAGTCCCGCACACTAATCACATGACTGATCATCCAATCACCCCACCGCCTGAGCTGGTGCAGCAGTTATGCGACAGCGCCGCCCTTTCGCGTAGCTTTAAGAACATCAGCATAAGAGAAGTTGACGTTCTACTTATTCTGGAGGCCTTTCAAGCTGGCGCCGACCAAGAACTGGATGCGTGTTGTGAGTGGTTTGTCCGGGACTGGACTGACATTGAAACAACAAACAAGCTCCGCGCCGCCAGACGCCCCAAGCCGCCGACGCTGAAAGAACAGGCAATTAAAGATCTAGACGATCTGGAGGTTAATCTGAAAGATTTTGGGATGGGGTTTGTCCCTATTACAAACCTTCGCAAAGCCCTGGAGGCATTGCCTAATGACTGACCTATCACCCGCTGCTCAGGCAGTGCTGGATGCTGCTTACAAAGTCCGACCTTGGATGATCCGCGTAAATAGCGGATATATTGCTGCCGCCGCCCTTCGTGCTGCTGCGGATCAGGCACATCCAAAAGCTCACATTGAAGACATTAATTACGTTCATCAAAATTATGTTGACGGATGGAAAGATGCTCTTGATGTAATCCTCGCCATTGCCGACGAACTAAAGGCAGTATGAAGGAACAACTCGCCATCGACGACGAACTGGAGGGACAATGACTAAACTTTCCCCCGCCGCTCAATCAGTACTAGATGCTGCTATGCAACATTCAGGTCCAGCGTTTGAACCAGTGGCTTGCAAAATGGTTGCCTCCGCCATCCACGCTATTGACGAAGAACTTGCTTCTTGCCTTTTTGTTGGTCCCGATGAAGGCGACATTAAACGTGTGATTGATGTCAGTGATCTACATGACCTCATTGACGAACTGGAAGCCCAGTAGTCTGAACCTCTTCTAAATTTAATGACTTAATTAAGAAGAGGCCCAGGCTTAATCTTTAGCGACCGTAGTAGTCGGTGCGGGTTTGACGGGTGTAGCCGCCGCCATAGATAGGGGTAGTTGTATAGGTTTCGGTACGGCTGGTCCCACCGCCCCTATTTTGGTACGTTGTGCTTCCGTCCCCACCGCGAGGGGAGTAAGTGGCGCCAGATCCGCCGATTCCATCGCAATAACGGTTATACCCAGTTCCGTGCGTTCTTCCTTGAACTGCCCCCAGGCCTGGGTAATGGTCGGAAGCTGGGTCACTGAAAAGCCGTACTCTGTCAGGAGGTTACACGCTACCTTGCAGATTGCAAACCCCAGCATGCAGAAAGAATGGGTGCCGCTGACTATGACCCGGTCGACAGGCCTAGCCATTACGCGGAAGGCCGGGCAATCGAGGTTATTGACGTACTGGAAGACTGGGTGGCAAGGGCGCCAGACCCAGTAACCGGATCGCTTTTGTGGAATACCTGCAAGTACCTCGGCAGGCTGTTTGACAAAGGGCACCCACTGCGGGACGCCAAAAAATCTCGCTACTACCTCAATCGATTGATAAGCAGGCTCGAAAAGCTCGAGAAGGGGGATAGCTAAGTGGCCGATCCGCCAAGCGCTTCAGAATTACTGGCAATGCTCTCAGCACGGGACTTCTTGATAACACTGTCCCAGCCAAGGTTAGTGCCGCGAATTCCCCGTGAAATGAGGGAGGAAATAAAAGCGATTGCCCGCCGCTACCCAACGTCAGATCGAGTCAAATCCTGGTTCCCCGATGTCTGGGTGCCGGATGGTAGGGATGCAAACAAAACTTCCTAGAATAAGTCCACGCAAAGTTGTCCGGTTGCGCGCTGGATAGCTTTATCAGAAGACAAAACTAGGAAACCAATGTTTATTCTTGACGGCCGGTCACTGGCGCTTGACACGCCATTTACTACGTGGGATGGGACTCAGTATCCAGCGAATTGGCTGAGGCTTGCTTCCCCGGAAGAGCGAAGCAATATTGGGATTTACGAAAGCATTGACCCCATTCCCTACGACCAGGCTTTTTATTGGGGCTGGGATAATGACAACAAGTTAATACCTAAAGACCATGCGCAGTTGGTACAGCAATGGGTTGCCACGGTTAAGCAAACCGCCAACACCCTGCTCGCAGATACTGGCTGGTACATCGAGCGCCTGAACGATCCAAGCTCAGGGAAACCGGTTCCTCAGTCCGTCCTGGATCGTCGAGCAGAGATTCGCGACCTAAGCAATGCCAAGGAAGACGCCATCGTTGCCACCACCAGCACCGATGAACTGGCGGCCTATGTGCGGAGTTCGGATTTCAACACATGGTCAGCTCCTTCTAATGACGCTCTTCCCGGGCTGGGTGGAATCACGGCGGCGGAGGGTATTACTGCGGCGGCCCCCTTGGCTGGCGCGGCCGGCCCTGACACCATCACGTTTTTCTCAGGCGGGTCAACCTCTTCCGGGGTCTCAACCGTTGACACCGTCCTGGGGTAGCCCTTACGGCTAGAGCCCAGTTGTAGCAAGGGTTCTGACTATGTGCGCTTTAGTTACATTCTCTAAAGAGAATGTAGACATAGCGCAGAATAGGTGGGGACTGAGTTTTGGGGCGATGAGGCTAGGTTACGCGAGGTGCTCCACGGACGAGCAAGAGGGCGCCCTGCAAGCACAGATCCTGCGCCTGGAGCAGGCTGGATGCGACACGGTGATCTCTGAGCTCGTGTCTGGCCGGAAGAACGACCGGGAAGGGATCCTCGAGGCGGCCGCGCTGGTCAAGGCAGGCAAAGTCAAGGAGCTGGTAGTTACACGGGTAGACCGGCTGGGCAGGGACGCAGCTAACACCGATCTACTGCTGGCCTTATGCGCCGAGAAGCAGGTCGAGGTGTCTGCGCTGGATGGTGGCGTGATCGAGACCGCTAGTCCCCAGGGGTTTCTGATGGCAAGGCTGCATACCTCCCTGGCTGAGATGGAGAGCCGGATGCTGTCCATGAGAATCAAAAAGGCAATGGTCGTCCATAGACAACAAGGGCGTCACCTTCGTCGGCGCAAACCATTTGGCTACATGGGCGGCCCAAATCATCAGTTAGTGCCAGACCCTAGTAATTGGGATCACGCCAAGAGAGTCCTACGGGAATTGAAAGAACGAGGAAGCTTTAGCAAAGTCAGCCAAACCTTGCCGGAATGGTGCCCGTGGACGCCAGCTACCAACTCCTTGCATTCCTGGTTCTGCAATCCAGTAATACGCGGACACCTTGGCCACCTAAGGGACGGCGGGCAGGGCTGGAAGAGCTACTACAAACAGATGCTGTATGACCAGCACGAACCGTTAATTTCAGAGACGGAGTGGCAAGCGCTTGCCGAAATCCTTAAAAGGGCTAGAAACAGGTTCCAGCCAAAGGATGACTCAAGAGTTGCCCATGCATTGACGGGTGTGCTGAAGTGCGCAAATTGTGGTCACAATCTCAGGTACAACACATCAAACGGAACCGCTTGGTGGCGATGCCGTCATCGTCTATGTAAAGAAAGAGGAGGAATAAAGGAGGAAATTGCGCAGAATGTAGTTCTAGATGCCTGCATATTATCCGCAGATAACCTGGCCAAAATGATTGCAAACCCAGCCAAGGAAGACCCAGTGTTGGCCGCAAAACGTAAAGACCTGGCTGACCTGGAGGAACTTGCCAGGCGCTGGCCCGACGCCGTATCAACAGAGTCCCTGCGGCGTGAAATTGCGGATTTGGAAAGATGTGATAGATCGTCGATCGACCTTAAGCAGTTTAATATTTACCGAAGAATGATGAAGGATCCACAGTTTTATCGGGCTAGGCCAGACGAGTTGCATCCCGTGTTTCGCATGGTTTTACTCGAGGTACGAGTGGCGGCAGGTGGCGGCGCTGTAGCCGTGCCTCGTACCGTTTGACCATTATCAGTAGAGCTTCTCTTGCGGTCAGAGGCTGGGAAGGGTGATCCATGGGAGGCGCAAGCTGTGGCAAGCAGCATACACCCCTGGGGCGTGCGGGATACAGATTAGGCGCCCCTTAAAGAAATGTTCAGTGTTAACGCCCGTTGACACCCCTGAGCGATTGGCGGATTAGTCGACGATTTAATAATTTAGCCATTGCAGGTGGGAACACTTTTAGCCCACTACAGGGCCGTCCCTAGTCTGAGCGCAGCCATCTGAATAGGGCCATGACTCCAGAGCACTGGGATCAGTACATGTATGGCCTTGTTGAGCTAACCCCCAAGACAGCCCGTAAGAAATTTAAGCAATCAATTAAAGATGCTTGGGGCGGTTGCGCGTACTGCGGCAGAACGCACGGCAGTTCCGGGGAAGAAATATCACTTACATTGGATCACGTCAGGCCTCGCTCCAAGGGCGGTAACTCCCTGAGATCCAATCTGGTTGCGGCATGCACACGCTGTAACGTCAGCAAGGCTTCAGAAGAGTGGAAGGAATGGTACTCACGCCAACCCTTTTACTGTGCCGATAGGGAGCAGCGCATCACTACATGGCTCGAACCATGTAAGTGGAGCGATCCATATAAATTCTTCATGGATTTCAACGGAGGGTATTGTGGGCAAACGACTGACGATGGAGCAGGAATACCTGCTACGCCGTATTGCGCTGGAGGCTCAGGAGCTGACCCAGGAGGAGTTGATCAGCGCACTTTGCGATTCCTGGGCGGCACGGTTTCAGCAGAAATTTACCTTCATGAAAATGTCTCGCTCGGCGGGATACTCGTTCAAAATGCAGGAGAAAGCTCCATGCGGTGTGCCTAAAACTCAAGAAGAGTTTGCAGAGATGATGGGGTTTACTCCTACAATTAAGCAAGCTGAAGAGTTCGCACAAGAACTTTATCAGGACGCTTCCATGGAGCTAGACATGGAGGAAATCATCGACAGCACTGACAATCTGTGACTTACCGCAAACAGGACGCTCAAGCAATTGTCCAGTCAGCTAAACAGTTGGGTGTTGACCCAGGCAGCCTCGCTGGTCTATTTGAGCTGGAATCAGGCGGCGACCCTAACATCTGGGGCGGAGAAGGCGGCAAATACCGAGGCCTAATTCAGTTCGGCCCTGATGCCAGGCGGGAAGTCGGGCTGCCAAATAAAAGCATGTCCGTCACGGAGCAATTGCCATACGTAGAAAGGTATTTACGACAAAGAGGATTTCAGCCTGGTAAGATGGGTGCCAAGGAGCTTTATCGAACAGTATTAGTAGGAAATCCCTTTCAGGGCGGAACGGATTCCTTCGGTACAAATTCAGATAAAGCCGCAGCAAGAATGGCCCCAGGTGGCGACCTCTACAAGCGAGGGCTTGGGAGGATTCAATCAGGCCTAGGCAGCTCCTTATCACCAACCGCGACAAGCGGAGTAAGCAGCAGTTCAAAGCCTATGGATTTTATGGGGCAACAAGTGTCAGCGCCAATGGAGGAATCAGTGCGTCCTCCCATGGCGGGAGACATATTTTCGGCTCCTGCGGGGGAAGAGTCAGGTGAAATGAGTCCTCACCTAGCAGCCGCGACGGACGCAATGATGAAGGCACTTGATATGAGCTCAACGCCGACTCCTGCCAATGACGCGGCCATTGGAGTCAGCACAGCACTGGCCGGGAGCGAGGTACCCGCAGGTATTAGCGGGGCTCCCACGGTAAAAGTTGGAGACGTAGTTGATCGGGCGGGGCGATCATCATTGGGGTTAAACAAGGGTGTTGGCGAGGCCTGCGCTATCAGTGCGGCAACAATACTGAACAAGATGGGAAGAAACGTGCCAGTCCCTAGCGGCAAGAGCTGGGATGGATTGTCTACCGGTGGGGCGCTGGCATCAAGGTTCTTCAATGATCAGGTGGCGACAAAGATACCCATTAGCCAGGTGCAGCCTGGGGATCCAATTGCGTTTGCTAATACCTATGGCAACTGGGGGCCAGGAACAATTACTCATGTCGGGGTGGCAGCGGGCAAAGATCCAAATACCGGCCAACTAATGATGTACGACCACTCGTCAAGATCTGGAGTAGTAAAAAGGCCGGTTAGCACTTTTGCTCAGCCTCTTTACGCCGCAAGACTCAGGGATTAGCGGCGACAGATTGGGATACTGGCAAAAGGAAAAGCAGATACATTGCCGGGGACAACAAATGCCCGTCAATCAATGGATGCTTTTATCCAGGTAGTGGCACCAGGTTTGCTGGGAGTCGGGGCTACCGCACTGTCCTGGGCGGCCGGCAAGGCGGTTCAGCGCACAAAGATGAAACGGATCATGCCTGTCTTGGCCCGGGCGTATTCAATTCTTGACCCGCTGCTAAATACGTACATCAAGTCTTACAGCGGCTCAGACGTGGAGTTTGCGTTCAAGAGCGTTATCTACGCCATGGCCGACGGCGAGCTAACACCAGGGGAAATTAAGACCGCCCTGGGGGAAGCACAGCGACGTTGGTTGCCATCCCGTGCGGCCGGTAAAACCATTGACCCCGAAAATGTCACGGGGAGAATGGTGGCCGAGGTTAATAAGACCATACAGCTTGATCCGCACAACCGTGACATAAGCGCATTGGCTAACACACTAACTCTGATTGGAAAGTATCACTAATGGAATTCCTAATAGCCGGCGCCCTTTCGGCAATTATCGGAGCGGGGGTCGGAGGCGGCCTGGTGAATATTGGTCGGGGGAGACAGGACAAATCCCTGTCAAGCCGTTTGGCTAATCTGGAGCAGACCGTTCCCGAGTTGATCTCCAGGAGCGAGGTTCAAACGGCATTTCAGCAAGCCGCCCAAATCCAGGCCCAGCAAATTGCCCAACAACAGGCTGCTCAGCAGTTTTCAGTGCAGCCCCCTCGTGCAGGCGCTGAATTGAACGGACAGATTAACGAGCAGTTAAAAGGACTAGACAATCGGCTGCGGCAGGTTTACAGCCAATTTGGGCTACAGGGTTAATCAATCCCATCGTCGTTATCAAACCAGCGCGGGTTAGAGACCGACGAAGACTTGAATGTGCAGGGGGCGGCCAAACCGTCTCCTGTATCAAGGACCAGTCGCTGCAGCAAGTTAGTGGGGAGTTTGCCGCAATGGGAGCGCTCTGCGGCCCTAAGTAGCAGCCCCAGGGGCTTCTCAAAATCTCCCAGTCCGCAGGGGCGGCTATCGGATATTGAGGACAAAGAATCAATAGCTTGGGCCAGATAACTGCCGGTTCGCTGATCGCCGGCCCACTGCTGGGAGAAAACGCGGGCTGCGAGGGAATGAAATCTCATGGTTGGTTCCATTTTCGTAAGATAGATAAAAGCCCGAACCAGGGCATGCAGAGTGCAAGCCGTGGATCGAAGATACAGCCAAAACCGCTTTTACGACGGCACTAGGGCAACCGCTCGAAATGAGCAAAGGGGTGACGCCTTGGTGCGTCGGTACCTGGGCAGGGCTAGGCAGGAGAACAGATTTGCCCAGGATTTCGGGGGAAGCACGGGCGGGCAGTCGAGCATGGATTACAGATCTGGTGGCGGTAAAGTCTCCAGCCTGCGTCGCCAAGAAAGGGAAAGCGGAAACGCTGTATTTGAATCCGAAGGGAGTGGCCAGCTGGGGGCGGCGGCGGAACTTAAGGCGGCCCGGCCCAAGTCTTACTACGCCCTCAAGCCCGGCGATGGATTTAGTCCGTCTCAGGAGGAGCTTGACCAACAGAATTTGATGCCGTAGGTGGCCACTGGATTTCGACCCAGTTAGACGAAATACGGGTGGCATTGGGCTGGGTTCGCAGGGACAGGTATCGAATAACTTCGTCGGCGCTGTAACCCTCAACCTTAAAAAGACAGCGACCGCCTGTGTCCCATTCGTCATCGTCATAGGGATCCCACCAACGGCCAACGGTGAAGGGGGATTCCTGGAGAAGGCGATAATCCGGCATCTGCTGATGAGCAAAATGAATCCGCCGCGCAAGATCAGCAATTCGCCGCATAACAAGTGGGGTTAATTGGCCGCGCTCCTCCTCCGATGCGGGGAGCGCATCACGCCACATAAGCCAAGAGTCAAGGACTATTGCCCGCCATGAACTCCACCAGACACCAGTTGGCAGTCTGAATTCATCGCCTGGCACCATGCTGAAAGGAAGATGTAACGACATGGATCTAGGCGTAAGGTTTTTTGTGAAGGGTTTCCCAGTTTTGCCGCCAAGTTATATCGCCAGAATCTGAGTTCATTACGACCCTGCCGATTGGGCCACAGATTCCATAGAAAGCAGCCAAGCGTTCATGAAACTGCCGCGGTTCAGCAGGTGGCAGGAAAACGATGTAGGTCCAAGTGGACGGGTAGGTATCAAAAAACTGTTCAAGGTCCGGGTCAAACCACTGGCTCCTTAGTCGCCTAAATGGGAATGCAAGAGGGAAATCCCAAGACCAAGGCGTTTTGCAGAGGGCTTCATTCGATGAAGTGATCAGCACCGCTTGCCTAATATCACCGGCCCGATACGCCTCCCAGCAACGGGTAAAAAGCCTTGTTGTTACCGGAACGCCAAACGGAGAGAAGGCAAGGACTCGGGTGTCTTTGCAAACATTCCAGTCTTGGCGGCAGGCTTCTTCTAAGGAAAGCTTGTTGCGGTCAAAGTAATTTTTAGCAAGGACAGCTTTATTGGCAGTCTCACAGGAGAAAGGATCGAGATCAATGCCGCCCATAGCAGAGCGGGCGATTGTGATTGCGACCTTGGGTGGGGCTATTTCGCTGCGAATTGGTTCAAGAAACTTTTTCTTGGTCACGGTTTATATTCCTCCAGCATGGCAAGGATTGCGCGGGCTGGCTGATCACGAGTAATTATCAGCAATTCAAGACGAGAGCCATCAAGGAGCAAGATTGGTACATATTTTTCAGTGTTTAATTCAGTCAGCTTGAGGGCAATTTCGGCAAGACTGGCGGCAATCGCGGTGTCGCCTTCTGCAATCGCAAGGTCTTTGTCTGCATGGATCTCGTCAAGGGTCATGTAGCCAGACGGGCCGGCTTTTTTGGCAAGACGATTGACCAGTACACCTGGGCCCTGGGCGGAAAAACCGGCATCAAACAGATTTATTTGATCGGCCAGAATCGCTTCACAGGCCAGAGTGTTGTATTTGAGTGAGGCCTCATTGTCAGCAATTGAGCCACCACCGTGGTTAGAAAAGAAGTGGTGAACAAATTCAACGCGGGTGGGTCTAGTGCGGGGTGACTTCATGGAATCGTACGGCGAGGTGATCGGTTAAAAGTTCAACGGCTGTGCAAAGGCCAAGGAGTTCGGGCTGATCGTTCATGCGACGCAGAACTTCTGCCGTTTCACTCATTAGCCCGTGCGCGGTAATTACCTTGTCGAGCAGGTGATGCAGCTCTAAACAGCTAAGATCTTGATCCATTCGAGAATCTGAAAAATCCTCTAAAGCAAGTTCAAGATCTTCAGGGCCAAATGGAGTCATGGTGATTCCTCATTGGTTTGGGTTTGCTGTTGCTGAGCCGATAAGCAGTCGCCAATCGTGAAGTCTTTGTCAATGCCTTTGGCGTATACCAAGGTGTCAACGCTCCAACCAACTGGCGGCTCATTTAGCTCTTCTGAATGCGCATCCCAGCCCCAGTTGCAGGAATCCTTTATGGCGTCCCAGATGAAATCATTGATAGCAGCAGGAGCGGAAGTAGACCACGCAAAGTAGGTGGTAGAAACTTCGACCTTGAATAGCTGGCGATTATCTGTCACGGGGCAAGCCTCGCTTTACCGCAGCGATGATTTACCCACCAGCCGGTGACTTCTGGGGCCCAGCGTTTGATTTGTGCAAGAGTCATTTCCATCAACTGACGGATTTCATATTGCGCATTGGGCTTAAGTCTCATGTCGAGAATGTGCAGCCAGGAGCGCAGACTGCCGCTGACAAGGCCGCACTGGAAATAGGTAGTTACCAAGACTTGCCTGGCCTGCTCCTCTGGGACGCCTCGATCCCTTAAACGTTTGTAGTCATGGGCCGAACTTAGACATATGGCCAGGTGTTCCTCGACGTCATCGTCAGTCCAGGCGACAACTTCCCCTTGGCGGTCACGGTAATTACCAGGCGGGCGGACGTAGAAAACTTCTTCTACTAAACGCTTACCCTCGGCAACATCGACGACACGCGCCCCGGTGTATCGAAGGGATTGAAAGTCGCAGGTGATATGACGATGAGTGCGGAGTTGCATCATCGTGTTGTGGTCAGCCTGAATTGCTAGCGAAATCTGAGGGTGCTCAAGGGGGCCGTAGTGACCACGGTCGCCAGCCAAGAGCCGTGAGACGCAAATTTCACCGCACTTGGCTTCATCAAGCGGGGTGTCGACTACATAGTCCTCGCTGTAGTCGGTGTGCATAGCCAGGTAGGCCGTGCGCTGGGGGAGTTCGGTGGCCGCAACAGTGGCTACCTGAAAGGGGGCTTGCACGGGGATTGCGTGACTGGGCGCAGTGTAAGCCCTGTCTTGCAGACTGCAAGCCCTAATTTGTTTCGATTGAGTTAAGACCCCTCAGGTTAAGCGTTCTTTATGTCGGCTAGAAGCGTCTGGTAGTAAGCCATGGGGTCTTTTACGGATGGGACCTTTATGCCCTTGAGGTTAGAAATAGCCGAACTCATTGCATCGCCAGTCTCCTCAGCGCTGAGGTATGCCATGTCGTGGAGATAGTTAATACCCTTGCGTGAATTCTCCTTGTCGTCGTCTGCATCGGCAAGAGTTGCCATTGTTGCCTGATCAGAGGTACCTGGTCGTGATGGCGGCTTGCTGAGGGCGTCGCTCCAGATCTTGGCTTTACTGGCCGGCGAAGTATCCCTGAATGTTTGAGCTCGATTAACGGCATCGGCATAGCGAGAGTTAACGGGGAGCGGTGCTGATGCGGTGCTTGAGGGTGCGGTGCCTGAAGATGTGGCGTCTTTTGGGGTGTAGAACGCCGTGCCTTCGTATGAGTACCCAAAGTCCTGCCCCGGCTTGCCCTTAAGCCTTGCTATTTCATCTGCGTCAGAGGTAAAGACGTAGTCCCCTTTGATATTCCTGAAGCGTCCAACCGCATTCCGGTTATTGGCAGCCTGGGTAAACGCTCTGCCAGTATTCTCCTCTAACGTATATCCGTGCTCAGTAGTGGCCTTATCCCGCTCTTCGTCGCTGGTCGTCAGCAGATGTCCACCGGTTTGAGAATTGAATAGGCGGTAGACCTTGGCAGCACCTGAGTTCTCGGGTGAGTCATCAAGAAGATTAAAAGCAGTGCCTTCCTTTTTGAATTGCCCTGCCCGTTCAAGAGCCTCCTGTTCCGGGGTATTGGTAGTAATGTGATGCTGACCAGTAGTCGGATTGAAGTAACGAACTGCAGCAGTGCTAGCCATCTGAAAATCTACGTTATGTCAATTCTAGGGAATTAAGTTTCTTCTTCTTCCTCTTCCTGCGCTTGGTCTTCCAGTAGGTCAATACGGTCCCTGAGCCACTGGCCGCCTTCCTTGATCATTAAGCTATGGAAATCAGGGGCGCGGACCTTGGAGAGATGAATGAAGTTATTGGTTTCATTCATTAATTTTTGGACGGAGAACTCAAGGTCAAGTTTGTCAAAGCCTCTGCCGTCACGGAAATGCGGTATGCCCTTAGCCCTGTAATGCAAGGGGTTTACGCAGAATTTATTGTCACAGAGTCGCTCAAGGGGTAGCCGGCCGATGTCACCCCACGTCGTCCAGACAGCAAAGCGAGACGCGGAAAAAACCGGAGTTGAGCTCCAGTGCCTGGGGACCCTGAAATAAGCGGAGCCGCGATGGATTAAGCCGTGCCAATCCCAGCATGTATCGGGCGATTGGAGTTCAACAAAGGACCAAAACCTGAGGAATCTTTTACGCCAGGCTCGGTGAATTTTGTGGATGTCAAGGGATATGCGCCCTTCAGCAAAGCGGGCACAGCAACGGACACAAGCGCAACTATCGGAGTAACGGGGTATTTTATTGTCTCTTGTGCCGTACGAGTGTTCAGCGAAAGGGCAAGGCGCTGACTGGACTACCTCAGAGTGCAGATTTACAGGTATTGTCCACACCATGGCATAACAGGTCGTAAAGAGAATCTATCGAAAAGTGCGGGACTTACGCTTGACCCTTGCATCAGAGGCTCTTCCTACAGCCAAATTGATGTCCGCTGTCAGACCCCAAATGGGGAGAGTCGCGCCGGGGCCTGCCCCCGACTAGCCGCCCGCAGATCAATCAGCTTTTAGCAGCCGGTTGACAGCGTGTTTACGGGGGCTCTGCAGACCGTCCCATACGACCATTGCGTAGGTAGTTGTGTATCCGCGGGAATTGCGGTCAATCACCAGCTCAGTGACTTTGCCGTGACGAATTTCTGAGACGCAGCGAACAAAGTCACTGAACCCAGGGCTAGAAGGGGTTGCAACGTGAACTCCTTGATTGGAGCGTTCGATAACTCGATCACCAATGCCAAGGCGGGATTTAGTAGTCATGCTTTGAGAGGGTAACCGGCGGGAGGTGTGTACGTACCGCCCAGGGCAACGGGCTGCTCGTGGGCCGCCATAGGAGTTATGAAGCCAATAGGCCACAGCTCCTGTCGGGTACTTCCCTCAATTGCGACCGGTAGAAGTCGAGCGCCGCCAGGGGTTAGCTCGGTCCGGCCAATTACAAGTGCAGTGCGCTTGGTGACTGTGTGAGTTACGCGACTGCCGATAACTGGAGTGGGCATCCGTCCGAGGGAAGACGAAGGCATGTTATCGCCCATCTTGCGGAGTGCAAGCTAGGAAAGGGCCAAATCAAGCGGATTGGATTCGGTCTCGTCGTCCACGGGCATTCCAGCCTCGTCGGGCGAGAGGCCGTTACCGCGAGAGGAGATGCGGTCAACTTTGACGGAGGCCTCGAGGAGCATTTCCCGGGCGCGGGCAAACGACTCTTGCCAGCGGATGGGTTCGACAAAATCAGGAACGACGATTCGACCGATGTCTGCCTGGATTAAAAGGGCGGCGCACTGTGAGCAAGTCATCAGGGGCCACACATATACGTCGGCTCCGGCCAGGCAGACACCATTGCGGGCGGCATAGGCGACAAGGTTTGCCTCGGCGTGGACGGTCATTGCCAAACGGGTATCGCGGTTTTTAAGCCGGTGGTCGGTATCGGCAACACCAGAGGGCAGTCCGTTGTATGCCGTGCCAAGAATCCGCCGCTGTCTAACTGCTATAGCTCCGACTTTTGTGGATGGATCCTTTCCCCAACTGGCTACATGAGCGGCCAACTGCAGGAAGCGTGAATCCCAGTCGGGTGGTGTTTTTGGTGGTTTTATTGAGCCCATAGAATCACAAGGTTGACAACCCGTTATGAGCAATGTACCGATTCACTCGCGACAAACCGGAGGCTCCTGTAACTAACAAGCGCCTGTCGATCGTTGAAGTGATCAACGAGTCCGCTGCCATGATTGTTGCGGTTGGAATTACCAGTATTGTTGGCTTGCTGGTAAACATACAGATCCAACAAACCAAGCTGGACCAAGGGATTGCAGGGCTCAGGAGCGACATGGATGAGATTCGTAATGAAGTGCGTCTAAAGATGCAATCCGTCCAGCTACAAATTGAGAAGCTGGATGATCGGACAAGGCGGCTAGAAATAAAAGACGCCGGAAACTAAAATGCCCCGCTGGTTGTCTGCTGCAATTGTGGGGGTTGTCGGCACCACGGCAGCCCTTTCAGTTGGGATGTATTTGAGCTGCAGTTTTTATTACAACCCGCGGGTCATTGAGTATTACAAAAACGCTCGACCCAGCCAGGAGGGAGTGGACAGCAGGTTGCAGGTAATGAGTTGCGCCGGGGCTGACGACAGGGCGCTGACAGTCCTGGCTGGCTTACTGGCAACCCTGGTGTCACTGGCAAGTCAACCGCCAGGTCGGCCGTAGGGATGGGCTAAGTCGTTTCAGTTACGTCAGCGCCAGAGCCCACTGCTGCCTGTTCGAGCTCAGGCTGGGGTCTATAGCCGGCCGCCCAGAGAGCACGGCATTTGGCGTTGAGCTGGTCCCTGGTGAGGCCCCATGCTTTGAGTGCGGCTTCTAGGTCCGCAACGATGCCGGTGCTGCCTGGGAAGTCCTCGTGGCGAATTAGCAGGCGGGCGCAGTTAGTTAGATGGGAATCGTTTGGCGAGGAGCCGCTGGCCAGGACTGAGTCGGCTATACGGCGATCAGCGGAGTAGAGGGGGTGGAGTCGATCGTTTTCCAGCGGCTGAACGAGCACTTTGCAAGCTGCAGGGTACTACTGAGACTACCAGCCAGGGGGGCAAGGCGGGGGAAACGGGCAAGACTCAGTAAGACAAACGTAAGACTGAAACTAAAAAGGTGACATGGTACAAAATGAACAGTGCTGTCGTACCAATGGGTTTGGAGCTGTGTGCGCCGTGATCGGAGGGTCATGTTTCGGCCTTGTTAATCGCCGAGATCGACTGCAGGGGAAGGAGTCTAAGGGGGTTGTGCGCCGTGTGCGCTGAAAACCCTACCTAACACTTATATAGGATTTATCTTTCTGGTTTAGGTCCACCAGAATTCCTGTTAACAAAATCATAGCGCAAGCCACAGAAAGCATAAACATGTTCACCCCGATACAAAACTCCCCCTCTTTCTGCCGAATTAATTATTTTGTAGCGGTAATAGGAAACCGACGCACGGCAGCACACAGCCCGGTCTCATTCCAGTGCAGGGAGTTTCGAGGACGCAAAAATTTAGACCACCCGCACACTTCTTATTTTGAGACAAAAAATCCCTCAAATCCATTCCAGCGCAGTACCAGCAAAATCAAGCTAATCTCAAAACAGGGGTTGCGCTCTCAGTCTTAGACAGATACCAGCAAGACACAAAAGCCAAAATAAAAGCCCCGGTGTGCGCGGGGCAAAAAAGAGGGTGAGCGATGGGGTCAGCCTGGGTTGCCCGCCTGTTCAGGGGGCGAAGGCGCCACCCAGATGTAGGTGATGCGGCCCATGATGCGTTGCCTGCGACTGGTGTACCCGAGCCGTTTCAGCACGTCCGTGATTGGAGTGGTCATAGAACGGTGATCGGTAATGTCCAACCGCAGCCAACTGAACAAATCCGCGAGGGTGACGTAGGCCTCTCCGGTACGGGCATAGCCACTGATGTTGCGGCTGAGTACCGACATGACGTTGGCTTGGATCGGGTTATCAGCAAAGAAGCCCTCGATGTAGCCGCGAATGCTTTCTAGTTCGTAGCTGGTGAACTCCCAGACGGGTTTGTCGAGGTAAGCCTTGTACGCCGCCGCCCAGATTGAGTCGCGGTCCCGCTGGAGTCGGTCTAGGTCAATGGTCTTAATGCTGTCGTTTTCCCTGCTGGGGACCTTGCCAGCAACGTGGATGGGCATAAAGCGTCGGTTGCCAGTGGGATCCCGCAGGAAGTCAGTGCTGTTGGTCGCCCCTGCCAGGACAAAGGCACGGGGAAAACTGCGCTCGTTTTCGTACTTGCGGGCGGATCGATCGACGGAGACGGAGATCAGGTTCTTGAGTTCTTCCACGTACTCCCGCCTGAAGTAGCGCTCGGTTTCATCGAGAACAACGATCCAGCCGGCATGGAGGGAATGGGGTTTTTCTTTTAGTTGTTTGATCCCCTGCTGGAGGTAACAGACCCAGGGGAAGGTGCCGGGATCGGAGGGTGACGGCGGGGTGAGGTATTCAAAGAACTTGGACTTACCGCAGTTCTGGGAGCCAACCAGGATCGGCATCCAAGGCATAGAGCACCCTGGACTGAATACGCGAGCAACGGCAGCAATAAGGAACCGTTTCAGTACAGCATTAGAGAGGAGCTCACCGTTGGGAAGTTTTGGGGCCTGAAGGTTGTCGGTCGGTTCGCCTAGTAACTCACTGGCTAGACGATCAAAGTAGGGGCATGGTTCGGCATTGACTGAACAAGCCTCGATATAGCGGCGGACAGGGTGATAGGAGTTTTGGCCAGCAACCACCGAAGTGATGTCAGCGACGAGGGATTTGGTGGCGTTGCGGCCCGTTCGTTCGTTTATGTGGATATAGGTATTGGGCAGGTCTTGGATGATCTGGGGGGAGCGAGCGGGCCCGTACTCCAGCTCCAGGTTCACAAGGTTCAACCTGAGGCCCGGGTAAAGGGCATTGATTTCTTCCTTTAGCAGTGCGGTCAGGTTCTCGCCCTCACCCTCGGCATTGGCTTTGGGACGACCTGGGGAGCGGCGCTTAGGGGAATCTGCCTCGGAACGTTCTGCCTCTGCGAGGGTTTTGGCCCACTCCTCTGGGGAAGGAGGCGGGAGGGGATCATCTTGATCGTCCTCAAAGTCGTTGCCAGGGCTGCGGGGCTGAGGTGGCGGAGACGGTTTAGCCCGTGCTGCCCAGGGTGCGTCAGGGTTGAACAAGCCGTAATCAGGCTCAGCGGGCGACGGCTCGAACTGAAAATCAAACGGATTAAGGAAATCCTCGTGCGAATAACCGGCGACCATTGGGAAAGATCTACGCATGGGGTCCTCTCCAGCGCCGCCCTTGAGCTCGTCTGGCAAACGGTCGCGCCAGGTTGGGTCTAGGTCTGAGGCCAGGAAGAACAGTGAGCCCAGAGAGGATCCACGTAACCCGAGAAAGAAGCGTTCGCCTGCTTGACGGGAGTTCTTGCCTTTGCCGTGGTGGCCGCGGGATGCCCAGTCGGACCAGCAAGGGAACAATTCCATGCCTGCTGATCTGGCTGCTGCTGTGACGCGGATAAATAGGTCCCGTTCGCCGTCATTCGTGGGAGGTATGACTCCCTCCAGAACAAAGCGCGCCTTTTCAATCGAATCGGAGTCGTAATGCGCGAGATCGGGGTTATAGGAGGAACGGGCCCTGGCTGCCTCCCTGTTGGCGTCATCAAGGATGGAAGAAGGCAATACGGCGTCGGGCTGCCAGAGGGGGTGCTCAGCGCGGGAGTTGCCGTAAAAGATGCGAGCTACGTCCTTACAAGACTTGTCGCCACCGAGAGCCGAGGATAAAATCGTATTAATGGCCCTAAAGAGGTCCGGGTCCTCGATGCGACTGGGGAGACGGAAGACCGCTCGGAACCGATGCTTCTCGTTGGCCGGGTCATGGGAGCAGGTTGTGTAGACCCAGGCGGCGTACTGAGCCAAGGGATGCTCTAGGAACTGCTCGACACTCAGGCCGTGATCAATGTCGACAACGGCTAAATCACTGGAGCGGAAAGCGGAATTACTCCGGTGTGCAGAGTGCAGCGCTGATGGCACAAATGCGCCCCCTTTCTGCACCTGAGCCCGGAGGTCCTCGAGGGTGCCCGAGGTGGTTTTCCAGCCCTTGGCGTAGGACGGATCCCAAGTCTCGGGCTTGTCGAAAATGGAGTCGTGGACAGCGAATTCGCAGAGGTGCAAGACAGGCGACATAGTGCGGAAGCTGGGCGGAGGAATAGTAGCAACCTCACGCACGCCTGAGCATGCGCACCCCACATATTCGGCAAAAGGTGCTAGACGGCAGGCTTTATGGGTACTAAGTTGGCAGCTGCACGACGTAAGCCCTGATGACAGCCAGGACACGGGAGGAGGGCAGAAGCCCGGAATGGACTGCAGAGCCGGCCACATCGCTACGGAAGCAGCGGTTCGCCGAAGCTGTGACGACAGCAAGCCAGCGGCGAGGGATCTCGTTACGGGCCTTGTGCGAGATGCTCGACATACAGAGCGGCACCATGACCAAATACACAAAGGCCGAGATCGACCCCTGGAGCACTAAGGCAAAAATTCAGGCGTTACTAGCTGAAGCGCTTGGGGTGTCGTTTGATGCGCTGATGAATTTCTATACGACGGGCGAGTTTGTGGCAGGGGTAACGCTTAGTTCCGTTGAGAGCTGGATTAGCCAGGAAGCGGCGCCCGAGGATTCGGCGAAGATATTGAAGGCATTAGCAGCGATGCACGAACGTTCGACTGTGAAAACTACTGAGTTGTACGCATGGCCTAGGCAGGTGCTGGAGACATCGCCGTTTGATCGGAGCACTCTTGAGCTGATGGGCGTGACAGAAGAGAAAATCTCAGCTGTTGAGCGGGGCGGTGATGACGATGGGACAATGGCAAGGGTGATAGCGCACATACTCAATAAGAGCCAAGAAGAGGTATCCGAGGTGCTGGCTCAACGAAAGGAAATTAGTTGAAGCACAGAGTTATAGACAATAAAAAACCCCAGCGCTAGGCCAGGGTTTGAGGTATTTGCGGGTAGATCAGCAGCCTTTTTTGCCGCCGCCTTTTGCACCCTTGCCGCCTTTCTTGGTAGCCATGGTTGTGAATGAGAGTGAACTAATTAAGCATAAGAAAAAAGAGCAAGGACCATTAACCTGCTGCGGCTAATTCTGTGTCCTTAGCAAGTTCTTCTGCTTCTCTGATTTCGTAGAACTTACGGACTTTCTGGAGGAACTTGGTTTTGTAGCGAGCCAGTTCGTCTCCATGGATAAAGAATTTCTGGGTGATGTGAGGAGTGCCGACCAGGATTTCAACTAGATCAATCTTTATGTCAAGGGTTTCTTCTAAAGCAAACGCATAGGCAGCGAGCTGGGTGGCGCACTTGGCGTATTTCATGTAACCACCAAAATACTGGCGGTTATCGTCTTTGGGGAAATGCCTGCAGTATGGCCCGGTACTGGTTTTGAGGTCAGAGAGAATTGTCAGTCCATTGCGGGTGCCGACAATATCAGGGCAGCCACAAAATTGGTACTTGTGAGACCAGATGCGTGAGATCCCGTCATCACCAGTGCAGAATTTCCAGTTCGGCTTGAGTGGTTTTTCGGACCAGATGAAGCTGTCGTAAGGGTCCAGGTGTTGAGCAATGCCTTCCCAGTAAGGCATGTAGTCTTCTGGAAGTTCGACGGGTAGGCCACGGATATAGTTTTCAACGGCAGCATGGACGGCGGATCCACGTTTGCTTGCCGCTTCTAGTCCACCTGGGTTCTTTTCATTCCAAGTTTGCAGTGCCTTCCTAGAGGATTCGCCCGCGGTTTTCGAAAGGATAGTGGTTACGGATGGGTAAGCTTTATCTGATTTGTCAGTACGGTAATAACGGAGGCCGTCCTGCTGGTATCGAGTGGGCAGGGCCAAGCAAAGCCGAGACGGCGCCGCTTAAATGTAATGTAAAGGAAAGTTACGAAAGCCCTTACTGCTGAAGGGCTATTGATTGGCGGCTGTTTTGCCTTCCTGTTCGTCCCAAGGGTTATTGATTAGTTCAGCCTGGTCGTCGATATAGTCCCTGCCGCCTTGTTCGGAGCGATAAGCTGCCAATTCCTCGAGGGTGCGGCGAGCGAGGATTGTGGCGCCTTTGATATATTCCTCCAACGGAATGTCCTCCTCTGCTAGCTTGCCAGCAAGAAGGGGCCCAAGAATCGCCAGGTAAGAACTTGTAAAAGCATCGGGGATGTAACCGTTGAAGCTGGCTCCCCCGCCAGTAAAACCGTTCACTAAGTACTCAAGGTTGACCAGGCGCTGATTTATTGAGCCCAATAGTTCTGCTGACTGAGCTTGCATTAAGGCCTGGGATTTTAGCAACTGTTCGAGGAGAACGAGGTTTTGCTTGGAGACATCTAGGAAAGTGAGATTCTCATTCATCGATGGAAATGTCATAGCTGATAGAGGGAGTGTTATCGGGCCGAGAGAAAAAACGCATCAGACCAAGGGCGCCCCGTCTTTCGGGAGGGAGCAGGTTCCAAGCGGTCTGACAAGTAACTTCATCGTAGGTGGAGATAACGGCGCGAACGTCCGCGCAGGTAGAGCAGGTTAAAAGGGAATTAAGCGCTGACTGGATATGAGCAGAGGAGGTAGAGGGAAGTGGGCGCTGCAATGACCCGCCAGTCGGTGGGCTTGTGCTTGGCGATGTAGTCATTAGCTGATTGGTGCGAGTCAATTCTTTGTAGAGAATATGAAGCGGTTGGGGTATGGAGAAAATTGTCAGAAGGAACTGGGGAAGACTCGGGAATTGATTCCAGCGTAGACATCGGTAGATTCAGTGAAGGTTAGATAAAACAATGAAGCAAATTGAAAGCTCAAAGGAGCAGGAGAACGTAATGGAATCCCGTATGGACGAACAGTTCGCCTATGAACGACTTGTGAGGTCCTTGGACGGGGCGACCAGGGCTGAGCTAGTCGAGATGTGCAGACTTCTGGCTAAGCAGAGTCTGGTTCTGTACCCAGCAGCCATGCGTTATATGGCGAACGAGGCGGCGCGCAACCTATCGGGCGGAGGGCTTGGATGGAAGACGCGGGAAGCTGAACGGCTAGTAGAGCTATTGACGGACGGCCAGGGAGTGTCAACTAATACAACCTCCCCGGAAAGCTAGTGGAGGAGGGGAGGGGAACAAGAATGCGAACATTTGTACCATGCACTCTGGCTTGCAACGATTATGCAGAACGCTGCATAAATGCGTCAACCCATATGAGGGGGTTCATGCAATTACTGCATAGGTATCAAGGAATACATGCCCCCTCCGCCTTGGGCTAGGGATCAGTCCCAGCCAGACGGCATCCCAGAGGTGGCGACCTCTTGATCAGCGCCGAGCTCGTCCCGCCTTGTAGGTGGCAGCCCCTCGAGCCTGGCCTCTGCGGGAGGGCCAGCAAAAGGATCGGCGTTTATGTATAGAGCGGGCAGCCAGATAGAGCCTTTTACTGCTGACCAGCGTTTTTCCTCGGCCTTGATTGGCGCCTTGAGCGTTGGCAGCATTGTGTAAGTGGTATCGAGCTTCTCGCCCTTGCGCTTCAAGGTGAGGTAGAAATTCGCCATTCCCGAATCGAGGGACTGGTAATCCTCCATTGCAAGAATTTCCTCGAACTGCTCGCGGATTCCTTTTTGGGAAATGGTAACAATTACAAATTCATCACCTTCACGGCGCAATGCGGTAAAGGCAAGGAAGTATTTGGGCTTGTCCTTCTCATCAGTACCGTTTGTCTTGGCCTCCCAGGTAAGGCCAATATCGTCAAGGTAATTTTGCGGGTACTGAGGGAAGCGACGCGGTTTCCCATCCATGTCGTAGTAACTCCAGCCGCAGATAACGTGGCCGGTGTCATGGGTACCGCAGGGGCGCAGGGTAGTGGATTCACCGTCCTGCAGGGATCTGGGCTCGAAGTAACGATTGCTGCCGGCCCCGTTGCCAGCCTTGTTGTCATCACCTGTGGCGACGTAGTTATCAGGAAGAAATCCCATGGTCAGCTCCAGTCAAAGGGCATGGTGTTGTCAAAAGTCTCGTGGTCGTAACCAGTTGCAGCGCTAGCAGAAGCAGGGTTATGTCCCCCGCTGCCGTTGCTGCCGCCACGTTTAAAGGTGCGAATTGTGCGGACCTTTAGCTCGTGGTACATCTTGTTGTCCCTGTTTGTGCGGACATCAAGGATTCCGTGGACTGCAACCAGCGATCCTTTGGGGGTCTCGATGAGCTTGTCCTTGGAGTAACCAAAAGCGCGAATAGGCCACCAATCGGTAACCTCCTCTCGCTGAACGTACCTAGAAACGGCGAGGGTTGATCTCGCGGACTTGCCGGACTCAGAAGCAATAGGCTCGCGGGTTAGGCGACCAACGAGCACAACTTCATTGAGAAACTGCTCTGCTGTGGCGGGAACCAAGGACTGGCCGCGGACAATGGCCTGGTCGCCGCCTTCATCGAGACCGATGGCACCGGAGGCAATGAATACCTGCCCGGTAGTGGAGCCAGCCAGAAGATCTCCCCCTGCTGAACCGGCCCGAATCTGCAGAATGACGGGGACGGGGGAATCGCCCGGAGTGGAGCAGATCGTTTCAAGCACTTCAAGCCCTTCTTTTGGGAGGGGCTGCTGGGCGGGCGGGGAACCCGTGATCAGGGTGATCGTTGCGAACGACATGCGACTGTCAAATGCATGCCAAGGTAGCCAGTTTGCAAGATCTGACAAGGATCATCTGTAAGAGCCGGTGAGTATCACGCGAATTGACCAGAGATTCCCCTAGGCGCTTACGTATTCCCTTAGGTAGCGGGCAACTGGAGCGGGCTCGGCTGCATTCAATGGCATTAAAAACACAGTGGCATCCAGGGAATCGGTCTGGATTCGCAAGGGCCCGCCGTCATAGGAGCTGAATGTGCAGTATTCACTCAAGGGCGCAAGGATGTTGAAGATGCGCAGAAGGTAGTCCGCGTCGTAGCGCCCCTCCGAAACCGGTAACTCGCTGTCCCATGCCTGCAGACACCTGGACAAGGCCTGGCGGATAGGGGGAAAATCCGCAGTGCTGCGCTGAAAAGTAGAAGTTTTTTTCTCGAAGTTGGTTTTGCGGAGGGTCAGCACAGTGGCGGTCGAATCTTCCAGGGTTAGGCGCCTCTCTGCTGTCTTAATTGGGCGAGCAATCTTAAGGAGCTGCGGATCTGGTATGACATTGACGGATTCGTCAGCGCTGCCAGTGGGGTCATGGGCAATGAGCGTCACCCTGCCCTGGTCAGAGGAAACGAAAAGCACTCCCCCAGTTGCATGGGGCTCTATATGTATGACGTGAAAAGGTAGATAGGTACCCAGGAAGGCGCTGGCTACTGAGAAATATGCAGCATTGCATTCAATCATGACTAAGTAGTGAGGGGTTATCGGGGATTAGCCAGCGAAATCGCCAAGGTGAATTACGCAGTTCTAGGTTTTGATTGGCGTCCTGCAGCTCCTCAGGGGAGATGGTTGGCGTCCAGGACTGGTCAATAGGGTTGCCGGTGAATGTATCAACAAGAATCACTTTGCCGAGGGTCACGCTTGGGTGCGCGGCCCTACAAGCTAGAAATTAAATCATTGGTAAAGAAGTTGAGGCCAACGGACGATCGCTAGACTGCATCGACACAAAGAGACAAACCGTGATAGGGGTTAAGGAGGTTGGACTTGCTGTAATTGGTGTACTGGGATGCAAGTTGGCCTGGGAATGGCGGCGTCTAAATAAGAAGCGAAAAAAACGTCATCTAAACCAAGAATTGGCAAAGCAGTACAGCAACGCCTATGTGGCGATGATGCAGCGGGCGTACAGAAAGCGGCAAGAATTTCTGCAGCAACCAGGGGTAAAAGATGTCAGGGCAGCGCTGGAGGGCCGAGACTTGATAATTGTGGTGACAAAGGTGGCTGAAAAATAAATTACTAGAATATTTACACGAGCAATACGACCATGGGACTGGAGCAGAACGAAGACTTTACGTTACGTGGACGAGAAGCAACAAGTTATTACGTCGATGACGGTTTGACTGTAGTTTGGTACGAAGAAACCGAGACAGAGCCTGGAATTCTGGATATTCTGTGGGAAGCCGACGGGCCTTATGCGGACCTAGACGACGCCTCGCCTGAGGAATTTGAAGAGCGAGTCAGGGAAATTTTGGCCGAACTCTTTGGGGGGGAAGAAGGGGACTTGGACTTCGAGTTAATTGGGTACGAGGAAATTGGCGAAGAAGAGGAAGAAGAGATAGATGAAGAGGACGATGGCTTTAACGGCTGCAAATTGCCGGGTTGATAGGGCGAAATATTAAGCGAGATCGCTTCGGACCAACAGGGTTGAGCCTGACAGGTAAATTCCGCCTGGATGGCAGGGGTCTCACTTGTGCTGGATAGAAATTGTTGCAGTGCCTTAGACGGTGAGGCAAAAGGGGATTCGATGCAGACAAAGGCGCGGACATCGATCAGGTGGTAATACATGCAGCGTGAAGTGGGTTTATAGGGGGAGTAAGTCGTTAAGCGTCGGCGGGTGGGGTTGGAGACAGATACTGTAAGAGAGCTACTGCCAAATCAATCGCGTATGTTTTCTCGGTAATTACTGCATGCCCGGATTTCAGCAGGGCGAGAAGAATGATGTCCTCAAGGTCCCTGTAGCCCCAGGAATTGACCTTAACGAGACGGATAGAGGATTCATCTGCTGCAGGGTCCAAAGTGCCTTCTTGTTCGGCGTGGGCTTCTAGGACTGATTCGGCGTAGTCCTCGTTGTGGGTTTCAAGCGCAGCCCCAAGCCGTACCAAATTCCAGTGAGCTTCTTTACTGATCTCTAAGTGATAAGAGAACTTGCCATTGAATAAGGAGGAAGTCATTGCAGGAAAAGCGGGCGACTAGATGCAGGAAAAGCGGAGCAATAAGGGGTTGATTAATGAGAAATAGAATTGTCTGTCACCCAATGTCACTATCTTCCAGGGCTGCTAGCGCCTGATACTGCGGGCTCGGTGGCTTAGGGCGCCTGCAAGAGTGCAGATACTTAGCAATAGTTGCACTCTGATTGATTGTCAATAAATGGCACTGGGAAATTTGAGCACAGCACGCCTGCAGTTCACAGTCACTCCCCCAGCCGGCGACAAGGGTAAATACATCTTGGTCCGAACGCGAACCAAGCATGTCTACCCACTCCTGCACTAGCTCAGGCGGTGGGGTGATTGGGTAATCAGTCATGTGATTAGTGTTAATCATGGGCAGGGACAGCTTGGATAAGGGTTTTGATTTGATTAAGTGAAAGAAGGTCACGGTCTAGGCGCTCAATGTCAGAGCGAATTTCCTCAGTGACTTCAAGATGCCACTGCTGGTCTTGCTGGGAAGGGAACTTGCTGGAACGAGATGCGTAGTACGCCATCTCTTCTTCCAGTTGCTTGGTGCAGCTCTTGAGCCCAAGAGTGCATTCGTTTATGTAGAAATCAAGAGTCGCCATCAGATTGGATTGTCCAGGCCTGGGCTTAGCTGAGGAGACCGGGGAACATGCAGACGCCGGGGTTTCAGCGGGGGTTGAAACGACACTGCAAGATGAAAACGAGCTCACGAGGACGAGGCAGGACGGGCAAAGCTTACCCTGTCTTGCAGCGTGTGTCACCCCAGCGAGCAGGAATCAGCCCAGGTATTTGAGAACGTTTCTCAAGGTGTTTGGATCGCCAAGGTTGCGGATTGGAATGCCGTAACTTTGGGCCATGCGCAAGGCTTGACCTGTGCCACCAACGATGCCGCCGCTTGGTGTGTAGGCGACGACAAGGCTTGCCGGTTCATCCATTTGAGGACCAAGAACTTGCATGGCATTGCGGGCCATGAGTGCTCGGGCGTATTCCGATAAGCGTCCTGGCGCAGGGTGATACTGATTAACCGTGGCCAGCGCCTGCTGCCAGCTAGGTAGAGAGCTAGCGTCAACGTAGTCTTGCGAATTAGCCCGCCTACCGTTGAAGTACGCAGCAGGTAGGTAAATCTGTTTGGCCCTGGGGTTCGCCACTCCTGTCTCAAAGGCAGAGTCAGCGCCCCTCGCCCCTCCAGAGCGAAGCATCCAGCCGTCCGACTCAAGACGACCGGCAAGGACTCGCATTACATCAAGAATTTCGCCGGGCGTGTCACGAGAGCCAATACCCGCGTAAGTTTTTGGGGTTGCCATTTTGCTAACATAATTAATATTAAGTAATGCCAGTCTAAGAACAAAAGCGCCTGGCACCAAGGGTTTTAATCGCCTGCATGGGAAGACAGCAGCAGTTCTTGCATGGGGCGATCTGTGGCCCGTTTCTCAGCCAATGTCGGTAACTGTTACTTCGCAGGTGGGGAATAAAACGCCGACAATGCTACCTATGGCGTTGTATTCGTTTGCGTAGTTAACCTCACTCATTCTTCCTCCTCCTCAATGTCCATCAGTAAGTCGGCGTCACGGAGGGAGGAGGCCAGCTTGAGGGAAAATTCCTGCCATAAGCCTGTGTAGTGACCAGAGGTGCGACCGGAAAATTTGTAGAGGGAATCCATGATCAATGAGCGCAGGTTCTGCAGCTCATGTTCCTTGAGCTCGGGGGTGAGGTCTTGATTCTCTGACATGTTGAAAAGCTTGGGTGTAGTTGTAAACGTAACGTTGATGGCTGTGCTTGTTGCCATTGGTAAAGACATAGCAGCCCTGGGCGATTGCTTCTTCTTTGGTTAAGAAGTGGGTGCCAGGTTGCAAGCGCTTTTGATGGCGAAGGGTGGCAAGCTGCCTGTAAGAAAGTTGAAGCCTTAACGAATAGGGGATGTCATTGTCACTGGCAACCCAAAGAGGCTCAGCCATTGGTGCCCTGCTGTGCTAAAGCGGAGTCACTCCGGATAAGGGGATCGTGCAGGGGGCAGCCACCGGCAATGAAGAACAACCCTTCCCGGTGGTAAGCGCCACGCCCATGGTGGTTATCCAAGACAGGGCACTTGCAGCCACGGGCAAGGGCCTCATCGCTGCCTGGGTTAGGGGGCATCTCACGTGCGTTAATCATTAGATGACTCGTAGGCGGAGCAATCGGAGGCGAAGAAACCACCGGCCTCAGGGAATTCAAGGGAGCATTTGTGGCGGCTCATATCCATGTGGGCGCAGTTATCACAGCTCAGCCGGAGTGATGGGGTTGGCTGCTCAGGGACTGGGACCTCAAGGGCAATGCCGTGGCGATTGCGGATTAAGTCCAGGTTGTTCAGGCAAGTCAGCAGCTGGTTGTAAGCAAGCTGGTCACGTTTGAGGCGATTGAAATAGGCTTCGGGCAATTCATAGACGGTGGAACGGGTATTGCAGCCGTCACACCTCATGCGCCGCCGCCTGTGGGTAGAGGTGGTGCGGCTTTCAATGACACGATTGGAAAAATTGCGGCACTCATTACAGCGACTGAGGGGCGCTACGGCGTAGGCCATTAATAGGAGGAAGGATTGACGATTGAGTTGTGGTGTGGTTCAAGTATTGCCAGCCACTCAGAGGGAGTGTGCGACCGTTCCGCCTTGCTGTTCAGGTACGGCGCGACGGAAAAGTGGCCGAACTTGACGCCATTGCACTCAAGGCGCAGGGCGTGGTAGCTGGCAATGAGTTGTTTGGCCGTGAGCTCAATAGAGTTCACGATTCAAGGACCTTGTAATTAAGGCGAAACCCAAGCCGGGAATTAGACAGGGATCTCACTGCATCACGCAGGAGGTGCTGCTCGCTGGCCTGGAAGGTCAAGACGGTGCGCTCACTACCGGTGCCGACAATGAGCTGCACGAGAGGGACTTTGGCTGAGAGGGGCATGGTGCGCTAGGGGATTGGAAATGGGTTGTGCACGCCACAGCTATCAAAGCACACACTGGGTAATGCGTCTAGGTAGGTACTGGGTTTTTAGAAGGTCAACGATTGCCCAGCCGCAATGACATCAGGGTTGTTTAGTCGGTTCTTTGTGACCAGTTGTTCGACGGTGGTACCAGTGGCGCGGGCTATGTCGGTAAGGGTATCGCCGCTTCGGACCGTTACTTTGCGCGGCTGGACTGGCGCTGCTGCAACTGGAGCGGGGCTAGGGGAAGCTGCCGGGAACGTATTGAACTGACCGCCAATTCCAAATCCCTGCCTGCCTGCCCCTGTAGTTCCAGCCAAAATATCAGGAGAATCTGCGATTGCCCCGACCAAATCGCCGCGAGAAATGGCCTTTTTCGCGGTGTCCAAGGCCGCCATTACGTCGCCGCCGCTGGCAGCATTGAAGTCGTAGCGCTCTTTAGGGGCTATCTCATAGCCAGTGGGCGTTGACTTGGCCCACATTCGCCCGGTCACAAGGCGACCAAGAGAGTCAAAGGGGTTTTTAGATTGCGAATAATCCCCGTAGTTGATGGCCGTAAACCCATCCTTGCGAGGTGCCTTGGGATTAGATTCAGCGCGGTTAATAGCATCGCCCAGGGCTTGACGAGTTGCGGGAAGAAAAGATGAAGGGCTGACCTGCTCTTGCCTGCCGGTTACAGCCCTATAGGCATTATTGGCAGCATCTAAAGCAATGCTTCCCTTGGAGACCAAGGGATTGGTCGGGGCGATCTTGCCAAATATCTGCCCTGCGAATCTAAGATTACGAAGAGCTGACTCAGCTCCGGTTGCCTTCCCTGCTGCGTTTAAGAGCGACTCTAGTAAGTTCATTGCTACGAGAAAGAAGAAGGAAGCCGAGTGCCGTCACGCCAGCCTGGAGCGAAAGAACTCCCAGGAAAGCGAGCACGACGGAGTTGAAACGATGAATATCCGCCCGCTCCTTATAGTAACTATTCCGTGACTGCTGGTATTCGGTATCCGCCTTAAGTGCAAGGGGATATTCCCCAGCGCCAAAGCCAGGGAGACCGAAATACCAGCCAACACTGATAAAGCCAGTAAAGCCGGAAAGAAAAACAGAAAACACAAGACAGCGTTTCATTGGCTTAAGGGAGAAAGGTGTAGTCAATGGAGGTTAATTTTTGAGTAATTTAGCAATTGCTTGGCAGACTGTCAATTCCTACTTGGGTTCAAGGTCGCAGCCATCGCCAATGGGCGAATAATGCTCAGTAAGGGCCAGGAGTTCCCAGTAAATCCAGTCTGCATCGTGGGGGGTGAGGCGCAGGCTGACAGACAATTTGCGTTCGGACATGAAAGGAAGAAAAAGAAAGGACAAAGAAATGCCGTTTCAGCAATTGATGAAACGACCAAGGAAAATGAAGGGCTTAGAAACCAGGGAGAGCCGGGCAGATGGCGCCAATGTGGCATTCAACGCCTGGAATATCGGAGACCATCTCTTTGGCGTACTCCCTGGCGTCGCGATCGGATGTGGCTTGTATCAGGACGACTTGCCTAGAGACAATCTCAACGGCAAATGTCTTAGAGGGAAAGAGCACGACTGGTTGCAACAACGGGCTGAGGATCGGGGTTAGGTCCTCGCCCCGCCAAGGCGCTGACAAAGGAGCACAAGGCAAGAGAGAGAAGGCAGAATATGAGGGGCAAGAAGTTCATTGGAGAAAGCAAGAAGTAAGAAAAGCTAAAGCGGAATCATTCCGGCTTAGGTGATAGCAGTGGCTGGACTGTGGAATTGGCCAAGGCAGTGGCGATGGTTTCAAGCCCCCTGCTGTCGTTCGTAGAAACGATGGCGTGAATGTAAAGACGAGTTTCGGGCGGCAAAAGGCTGAAGTCTTGGCGCAACATTTCACTGAGAGTTAAACCAATCGGCTGTAATGTCATGAGCAAAGGAAAGTAATTGGAGTTAACGGTGAAAGTGGTTGAAGTCAATCGTTGTCTGCAAGCTTTGTTGCAGCGAGCTGGCCCATGACGTATCGGTGAGCCGTGTAAGCGCTTATGGTTACTACTGCGCAATAGTCGTAACGATCGGCGACGGTATCCGATGCGCGGAAAAAGCAAACGGTCCAGCCGCCGGTACTAATATCCATCGGTCCTAGATTTCTGTATAGCTCCGTCTCCGAAAGACTACGGATATAAGAAGCCAATGAATCGGCGTCCTTAAAGCCAAGCGGGTTAATTACCTGCAGAGTTTTGGCTACATAGATCAGGTCAGCTTGATCCCATTTGACACGGGGCCAGGGACCTTTGTCCGCTGCGGCGCGGGCATTAACTTCTGCTTGAGTGGCGGTCATTTGATTGATGAGTAAGAGTGCTGAAGGTATGGGGGAAGTCAAGGGAAGACAATCGCATCGGTTGCGCTGAGTTCATCTAAGGCAACTGTGTCGGCAATAATGTCGTGGATGCTGCCGCCCTGGTAATCACTGCTTTGATCCTCGCAAACCTCCAGCCCGGCAATCTCGATGTCAGAAATAGCTTGCTCAACGGAAAGCGAACTTGGCATGCGGACCCAGCAGTAACGACCGCTGGCGTCATTGCAAAGAAAGACATGAAAGGAAGCCATGGATTTAGCGGCTGACATAGTTGCTGGAAGAAAGGTTGGAATGGGCGTAGGTAAATAACCGATCACGTAAGGCTTTGTTTTGGACGTGTGGTAGAACATTGACCCACTGTTCGCGGAACATGCTTCCACAATGGCGGCATCGAACAAGAGGTCTCAGTTCTTGCTGACCATCGGGCAATTCATGGTTTTTGATAAAGCAGAGTTCCCAATTGTGGTAGGCCTTGCCGTTCCAAAAAGCCTTAATATCGGCTCCAACGTCGGGAAGTTTGACGCCGTGATAGCAATTGACATTTAACAAAAGACCACTGCTTTCGTGGTGGAGTTGGATGGTGCCGGGCTCAACTTCATCGTCAGGTTCGTAGGACTTCCAGCGATCGTCTTCTTCTTCCCAGGGCAGGAGAGTGACCCTTTTGTCATGGGATTCGTAGGCGCCGGGGAGAATGTCGTCTTCTTCTGGCAGGGGCAGGCGCCAGTAAAGATTGCCTTCGGTTGCGGGGTTAAGGCTGCCGGGCAGGGGTGTTACTTTGTGGCGGTCATCCCAACGTAGGTAGTACATCGATTCGCAGGTGCCGATCTTGATTTCGACACCGTCAGATTTGCGTTTTGCGTATTCGCCCATGGTGGTAGTCTGGTGAAGGGAGAGTAAGGGAATAGAAGATTAAGGAAAGTATTTCGGGATCAAGCTGCTTGATTCTTTTCGAGCTGCGTGATACGCGCCTCAAAAGCTTCCATGCGTGCGGCAAGAGGATCAACGCGGTTGTGTGTGTATCGATCTATAACTCCGCCATGAAGAGAAATGCCTCGTTCAACTCGATCGGCGATAGTCTTAATTGCCTGGTCGCTGCGGGCAAACTCAAACATGAGAGCTCTAAGCACGCCCGCATAATGTTCGCTTCTATCTACTGTGGAATCAGGAAAGCCAGTGTCGCCGTAGTTGCCGGTAATTGCTTCGCGAATAAAGTCTCTAAGGGTGTCGATGAACTGGGAATTTTCGAACAGGCGCCAGGCAGATCGGGAAAAGAAATTTGCGCGTCTCTCCATGGCACCTGCCAGGTCTTCAATCAGATCAGGAAAAAGATCCAAGATGTGATTGGCAAGATTCGAACACATGAGATTGCGGGATAACTGTGCAATCTCATCTTGAGAGAGCGGACGATGAAAGCCATGATCCCTGGCTGACTTAATCTCATCTTGGTAAGCAACAAGCAGCCGATCAAGTTGATAGAGATTGTGTGAAACGTTGACGTTGTCGGTAGTCATGTCAGGAAATAGCAAAGGAAAAGGAGCGGCCGTTGAATCCCAGTTGGGAGTAGAGATTGTTGAGCTTGTTATCCAGGAAGTTTTGGACAACAAGCAGCGCGCTGGTAGCTGCCAGGGAATTGGCAGCAATTAACTGCGGGCGCGAAGGTGCGTGTTCCATGCAGCCGCCCGATCTCGGTATCGTGTCCCGAGGTGATGCAAGGTTTTCGCAGGTGAGGCGAGGGTCAATGCCAAAGGTGGTGTCATCGATCAGACCCCAGAACTGGACCTGACCCTTGATGTCTTCGGTGCCGTCGGAATTGCCGGGACTGATCCAGAGGAAGTTGCGGTTACTGCTGAGGCGCTCACCCATTACCTCCAGAGTTGCGGCCCGAGTGGCGTCGTTGTCTACGGCAAGAACAATCAAGGGCTGCTGAGCTTGCTGCAACAGACGCCGCAACATATTCTTATCTAGGTATTCGGAGTAGGGCTGAGCGTTTAGACCTTGACTCTCAAGGTGCCGAGCCAGGGAGACCGCTTTATTGACGCCGATGTCAGCGGGGCCAACGATCTGGCGGGTAATGTTCTTGTTTTCGTAGGAGTCGCCGTCAATGATGGCAAACTGCGGCTCCTCGCAGGAATAGGTAAGCAACCGGGCCAGTGGTGCAGCGAGGTGACCGCCTGTGCCGCCAGCGCCAATCAATAGGCAAGTGTCAATCATTGGGGATCTGTCCGATAAGGGTGTTGCGGTGAATAAACCATTGACGTAAAAGAGCATCTGCTTCGGTAATGAAGCCTTCGTTGTTGAACACCGTGGCCCGCTTGACATAGGCCGCAAGCATCCCGCTCTCACCCACGGTGCCTATGCCGGCAGTGCGTAGCTGACGGAAAGCGTCGCGATGAAGTTGCGGGTGAAGAAGTAGTAAGGCATCTGCGCCGCTGCGATACTCGAAGCTGGGGTCAGCGGGGACGGATGAAGAAAAAGAATTAATTTCGGAAGCGTTATCCCGGTATTGATCGAGAGAAAGTAAATCGTCGTTTGAAGGTGTGGCAGCAAACGTACTTATTGCCTGATCAATTGACGTCGGGAAGTCAGAGCGTGTCCCCCAGCAGACGTAATCATTGTCAGCAAAGCAATTTAGATTTCGCTCCACGCCAGACAAGCGAACTTCGCTGTCATCCGCTGAGCTGGTGACGCATTGTAAATATGAGCGTATGTTTGGTTTTCGTTCGCCATCCTCGGGCAATAAGGCTATAAATTTATCAGGAAGGAAGACACTGGGCTTGAAATAAAACTCAAAGCAAGTAGGTGCAAGTTTATAGTCTTCGTCAGCATTGTCACTGGAATCGCCAACGTCATAGCCTTCCGGGCATTGTTCATTGTAATAACTACTAAAGCCTTCCCGATAAGCGTCACAGCAAGAAGTAGTAGTAATGACGTAACTATTCCCATCGTGATCCTGTCCATCATCTACGTGCTCATCAAACCAATAGCGACAACTGCGGCAATTTGAAGAAATAAAATTTTCCTCATCAAAACCCTGACCTAAATGTTGTGCATCGGCCCAGCCATCAGGTAGCCAAACCCTGACGATTATGCCGTCATGTTGATGGCTGTAACCCACCAGGTCGGCGTTACTTGGCAGGTGTTCGAGATGTACCGGAGGCGGCGCCGAGGGAGAGAGGAGTGATAAATTCAAAATCGTCGGATTCGGCGGCTGATGGATCGAATCCGGTGTGTTGCTCAATGTCGGCAAGGGCATAGGAAAGCTCGGAGTAGAGATCGCGGAGGGAGTCGTGGTCGCCAGCAGCGGTGAGGTATTGAATGGCGTTAGTAACGTCGTCGATGATGTCGGACACTTGCTGGTATGAACTTTTTTGACGCGGCATGTATGGACTCCAATTGCCGCCAAGGTCATTGCCCCAGCCGTCATCCCAGGAGTAGGGGTCCGAAATGCTGCCGTAGTGGAAATTGGCGCGCTGATCCTTGGCCTCTGTGCCGGACTTGCCAGATGTGATTACGGGCTTGAACAGCGGCCAGACGCCGATCGTTATGGCAGTCAGTACGTTGGGATGAAATGTGACGCCGTTTACTGGTGTTGTATCAACGACAAGGTTGTGGTCAATGGCGAAGCGCCGTTTGCCCGCTGTAATGGAAGCAGTAAGTGCGTATGACATTTTCTGGGAGTCGATGCTGCCAACAACAATGTGCAGGCCTGGATCGCCGAGCTCGTATTTGTCATCGGTGCCAGAGAAGAAAGCCGCCATGGTGTTGTGGCTGTGGGATGAGCCGCAAGGAGTCCAACCATCGGGCGGGTAGCTGGTAACTGTCTCGCCGGTGATGATGTCAATGGCTTTATCGAAGCTCTCGACGCGGACACTGGCTGCATCAACTTCTTGAACGGGTACAAGCAGACGGAAGCAAGTGGGATCGCTTTCGCTGCGAAGAATGCGAACAGAGACCTCGGCCTGACTTGGGACCTTGGTGACGTAATGGAAGGTGAGCTGAATCCAAGCAGCCCAGAGATCGGCTGGAATTCGGGCAATGTTATTGGCGGGTTCAAACTTCTTGAGGTTCTCATCGGTGATGATTGCGTTGGCGGTAGGGTCATCGACGGGGCTGAGGTATGAGCCCCAGGAGTTAGCGGCAACTTTCCAGCAGCCACTGCGGTGAGTGCGAAGAACGCTGGGGGAACTGGGTGCGGTGGCTGAAGTCATTGGGATAGAGGAGGAAGTAAGCCCCAGCGGGAGGCCGGGGCTGGTGACGATCAACCCTTGGCTTCGCTGGTGACTGAAGCGCGGACGATGGTGCCAGGGGCGACAACGGACGAGGGCACCAGGATTTGCCCCTCGGCAACGAAGCGTGCGCGATTAACGTCAATACCGAGCTCGCCTTCGTAGAGGGAGAAGAGTTCATGGAGGCTTTTGCCGTCAGCGATTGCGGCGGGGACTTCGACAAGTGCGCCGTCGTTTGCGGTTAGTACAACGGGGGGCTTGGCTGCAGCTGAAAGATTTTCAAAGAAGCTTCCAGATGTGGGGTTGTTATTGGCAGCTTTTGGTTCGGAGGTAGTGCCGGCGTCGGGCTCGGTGTATGAAGCGTGGCCAACGGTTATAGATTCATAGAAGGTTGCGCCGGCAGTGGCTTCTTCGGTGACGGCAACCTTGGAGCCGTTGTCTGCGCTTACTGCGACTGGACTTTCGGCGGGAGTTTCAGGGGGTAAAACAAACTCAAGGGTGGTGACAAGGAACTTGTAAGCGGACTTGTAAGCGGATTTAAGAGCGGAAAAGGGAGACATAAGAAAGCTTTAGTGGGTCGGGAGGGCGAAGGCAGCATCAAGGGCCAGGCTGCGATTGGCCGATCTACAGGAGCTATGTCAGTCGAACTGGGGCTCGAGGAATAGCGAGCGGCGAATGGAATTGATTGCAATTTCAAGGTCATTGCGATCGGGGCCGATTGACTGCGAGATAACAGGACGGGCAGTTTGAGCGCGTAAAAATTGCGGATCGTCTAGCCCCGCAGTAAAGAGACGGAAAAAGGAAGTCTTATCTCCCTTGGTTGTTTGAAGTTTGATAATGCGCTCGGAAAGATTGTCAACAACAAGAAGCGCGCCGAGTAGGGTACGGGCGGGCTGGGTGTTAACTGGTCCGGCTGGTTTATTGGATTGGGCTGCTACACGAAGCAGGTAAGGAGTGGTTGGATCCGCTTGGTGTAAGCGCAATTCGAGGTAATCTCTGGGGCCGTACTCAGAGGCAGCTCCCCGTTTAATAAGTTGCAAGTCAAAGGGAGCGCCAATAATTGCCGTAATTATTCGATCGGGGTCAGGTCCAGAGGCAGCAGGCGGAGAGTCTCCGTATGAGTAAAGATCGCCGCCGAAAGAGAGGCCTATAACAACCGGTTTCGGCAAGACAGTCGCAGGGCGAATACCGGAATTGGGATCAACGTCTGGATCAATAAGCAGCTCAACAGGATCAAGTGGCGCGAGAGTTGTCATGGTTAACAAAGGAAACAGCACGGTTGAAAGACCCATCAGAGACGAATCGTTGAGCCCCTCGGCGAAGATGGGCGCGGATATTACGAATGGAGCGAGTGGAAATACGCCTGCCAAAAGGAATGATCCCTTTGGTGCTAGTAATAGTGTGAGTAAGGCGCCAGTGTTTGGAGCCAGCGGTTATGTCGTAGCCGAGGGAGCGGGCTTCTTTGATGAGGTCAGCGGACATTAGTTAGATACGGATAGATTTCTCCTCTTCCTCGGAAAGCTCAAAGCCGCGGGCCTTGATGAATGGGATAAGTGCAGTAACTGTGAGTTTCTGAACTTCCATCGAGCGTGGTTTCTCGATGCAACCAACTAACTTGCTGGTGTAGTTGTAGGCGCGGCAGACTTGCTCGATGAGTCCAGCCAATGTGGGATCGAGCAGAGGTCCGGTTTGGATGCGAGGGGAGGCGGGTTTGGCGAGGGTTTGGGAAGTGGCGGTAATGGCAGTGATAGGGTCTGGATCTTTCCAGCCGTCTTCGCTAGCAGGGATTGAAGGGTGGTCAGTTCCTTCCTCGTAATCCACCGCGAGGAACGAGCCCCCGAGGTCAGGATCGAAGCAGATTTGGTCTTCGTTGAATTGGTAGCCAGCGCGGAGGTCGGGGGCACTGGCGCGATGGATGAAGACAGTGGGTTCGCCGCCCTTGCGAGTTTTGATGGACCTCTCGATGTTGTTGTAGTAGGCGTAGAAGAACTCGCTGTTACGGGCTGAGTGGCGAGGGTCGGAAGTGAGGACGAGTGCCATGGCTGGATCAGGAAGTGAGTCGTTAGGTAGTTCTTTAGTGCGAGGAATTGTGTTTCCTCGAGGAGAAGTGCCGACCCGATCGAAGAAATCAACGAAGGCGGATCGGCTAATTGCTGCTGAAGGTAGAGCTTGGCCTTGGGGGAATTCGGAGTAAGAAGCAGGCGGCGCTTGCTGGGTGCAAGAGAGAGCCAGAAGTCAGCTATTTGATTGACCAATTACGGCGTTTAACAAGTTCAGCTCCGGGGACTGTGGTGCCGGCTTTGATTGCAGCTTTGATTGCGGTCTTGTCTGGGGCGTATTTGATCGTCTCCCGCAACAGGTCATTGGGGATCAAGCCCTCGTCAACAACATCGACGGCCTCGCTGACCCGTGATACAAGCTCATGGGTGGGGAAGGAGAAGCGGGTGTTGTCGGGGTTGAGTTTGAGAAGGATGTCGATCAGGTAGGTCTGAAGTTTTTCGGCGCGGCGTTGATCGGCTTTAGCGAGGGCGGCAAGACGGTCGGCCTCCTTGGCGCGGAAGTCAGCCTTGCCGTGAAGTGCGTCGATTACATGGCAGACCTGATCGGCCTTGGTTGTTAGGGCCGACCTGGCGGATTCATCGAGGGCGAGGAAGTGCTCAACCAGTCCCCGGGCTGTGTCCTGCTGTTCGGGGTCGTCGGAGTCAAGGAGTTCAGCGGCAAGGGCTAGCTCACCGCTTACCTCTTGGACTTGGATTGCGAGGTTGAACAGGGTCGGGGAAGAGCTCGAAGTGGTGGAGAGTTCCGTCTGGGCAGATGGGAGGCGGGTTGCCGTTGGCGAAGTTGTGGACATACGTGTTGAGTGATTGAGGGCTGTCAAAGGCGATTGACCAAATGAAGTCAGGCTTTTCGCAGTGGACCAGCAGGTAATCGGGCGTGACTGCGGTGAGGGTGTAGCGGCCAACAACCGTGTCGGCGGGAAACGGTGCTAGCGCTGCCTTAAACCAGGCGACTAGGCGGAGGGCGAGGGGAAACCACATGAATGGCGCAAGCTGGAGCAAGCAGAGTATGGCAGCGAATAGCGTGAAAGGAAAGCCCCAGCATGCGGCTGCACACCAGGGCTTCAGGGATGGGTGTTATGCGACGGGGATAGCGAGCTTGGCTTCCTCTGCGGCACGGAGACCGGCGGCAGTGGCGTCCTTCTCGACCTTGGCCATCAGCGCTGCGGTGTAGACCTGCTTGGCGGAGATGGCGTGGACGGCGTTGCCCTGTTTGACGAGCTTGCCGAAATAGAGAGTGCCGGTGTTAGGGCACTCAAATGTGTCGGCGGGGTTATCAGCGCCAAGGGATGCAATGGCATGCTCGGATTTGAAGCCGGCACGAACAGCGGTTTCCCTGCGGGCAAGACCACCCTCGTCACGGGATACATATGCGAGCTCAACAGATGACCAATTGTCACCAGCGAATGCACGAAAACGGAGAGGACCAAGAGATAGATTCATGTGATGCGCTGCCGTGAGTAAGGAAATTGCACGGTTGAAAAGGCGCAAATAAAAAATCCCTAGACTGGGCAAAGAGAGTTCACAAATTTATGCTCGGCCAAAACAAATCAGGGCTGTCTGGCTTAGATCAGCGCATTGCAAAAGAAGCGGCAACCCGGGCCGATGCATATGGGCAAGCTGGCCGTGCTGCCAGATTGGAAGAACTAAAAGGACGCGACAACGAAAGCCTTGCCGCCCAACTGCGTGGTGCATTGCAGAACAAGGGTGACAGTTACCGTACGCAGGTCATGCTTGGCGGCGACGGTGATGTGCCCATGGACGCAATGACAGGCAGGAACGGGCTAGATCAGGCCGAGTTAGTGAAATTCCTAGCTGGCCTTGCTCCCGCTGAGCGTCAAGACCTTTTAGCCCGGATGTCAGGTCAGCAGACTGGTGTGCTGGAAGGTATCAATCGGATGCTGGCTGGTGATAATCAAGTTGGCAAGATCAGCCGGGGCGCTGCGATAGGCGGCATTGGTGTTGGCACTGGGCTTGGTTTGACTGCTGCCGGCAAGGGATTGATTGACTTGATGGAATATTTACAGGAAGGCCAAGGGGCGCAATAATGCTGGATGAGGTCGTGATTGTGGACTTTAAGCCCACCGAACGAGAGTGCGAATTGTGGTGGAAAGTCCGCCGCTCGCTAGAAGCCAATGGAAAAACGTCCTGCCATTACTACACAATGGCGCTGGAATATACCGGCAAGTGCGGCGGGCTTGAGAGTAAAGTTAAAGCAGAGGTTGGCAATGGATCCTAGGTTTGCTGGCGACATCTTTAGTGATGAATGGGATCGCGTTGGCGGCCAAGGTATAAACGATCCGCCGTCCAAGTTCCGCCGGCAAGGTGGCCCAGAACAAGTATCTATTGAGTCAGGAAAAACCTGGAGCAAGTCATTCCCTGCAGATGCAGTCAAAGAAAATCTTGAGGACTCGGCGAGAGAGGCCGGGTATGTAGGCGCAGGCAGACAAGTAATAAATGCGCTGACTAACGGGTCGTTGAACTTTAAAGACGATACTGGCAGCATTGGCGTTTATCCTGGCGGTTTTAGTGTGCGCAGCAAGAATGGCTGGGGTGTAAATGTTGATGTGCCAAGTCAGTCAGCAAACGTAAACGTCGGCAACGTAAATATTCAGGGTGGATTTGGCGCCAACCCCAACGTCAAGATTGGGTTACAATTCCCTGCCCCAAGCGTCGACCAAGGTGGCGGCAATCAAATGGTTAATCCCAGCCATCAGCTTGATCAACAGTTGAGGCAGTACGAACCAAGGCAAAAGGCAAAAGCGGTTGATACTGGCTGGCAATTGAGGGATGAGCTGGAGTCACGCAGAAGTAATCAAGGTTTACTAGAAAAATTGATCGGGCGCGGGCTTATTTGAGCAACTGTACTGGTCTGCGACGACACGGCAGATCCAGGGTTTGTCCGGGGGACTCGCCCAGACGAATGCGTTGCTTGCCCGCATTGTGACATGGCCGGGCCCAAGGTACATGGCAATACAGGAAAGAGAAGAGCAGACAAAGTTAATCATGTGAAAGTGTTGAGTAAGATGTGGTAAGTGTTAAGCGGTAATGGAACTTAGATTTGCTGGCACGGAGCTCGACAAGGAGCTAGGCCTCGGGTTTCAAGGGCTTGGGGATTTGAGTAAGTTAATCCCTCGCCAAAGAATTGAGCATCCTCGGCTGCCGGGGTTAACACTTGGCGATGATTCAGTGCCCGAGAACGCAGGGCCGGGTTATGACGGTACGACGCCTGGATTTACTTACGGGGCTTAGGACAACCGGCTTAGTCGAGATCGACGCTGGTATTGAAGTCTTGCTCAGGTTGCGCTCCGTCGTAAAGCTCAACAACAAGGTCTCCGTCAAAGCCCTGGCTGAGGATAAGTTCATCGCCGGCCACCCATCCGAGCTGATCGAGAATGCCTTTGGGTAAGGGGAGGAATCCGTCGTCGTCAACAACCAGAGTTGGCATGTTGCAAGATGCATATTGCACAAGGTAACAAGAAAAAAACCCCGCCCAGAAAACTCCGAGCGGGGCATGGATCAGACGGGCTCGAGCATGAACTCGCGCATGAAGTCTTCCTCGCGGTCGGCAAGGAAATCAAGGAGGTCAGCCTTAGTGAACTCGTCTTCCTCGATCACCATCGGTAAGAATCCGAATTGGGACTCGAGCTGAAAGCCAACCTCGCCAATGAATGCGGGGCTGCCTTCGTAAAAAACTTCCTGACCATTGGGCCAGGCGGTAAGACGGAGAAATGTCATCGTGCTACTCCACCGAAGCGTGTGGTGAAGTAGTCGTTGCTGAAGGAGCGGCCTCTTTGCTGCGTAGAGACATAGCTCTCGGTCAGCATGGGACGTGGGCGGCGGCGTGCGCGGTCAATGTGAGCTGCTTGCAGGAGCGTCATGGTCAAAGGAAATAAAGAACTGCACTGTTGAAAGAGTGCAAAGAAAAACCCTCCACCCCTGGGCCAGAGGAGTGGAGGGAGATTGCGGCTAGTTGGGATCAGGCTTCTGGCTCGGCGACAGGGGCGGTGCGTTCCAGCGGTGAAAGCGAAGTAAGCACCCACTCGGAACAGCGGCGACCGTCTTGGGTGTGATAGGTGGACTCGAACGCGGTGATGGCGAGGAGAAACTCACCGGCTGCGTGAAGTTCAGCGAGCTTGGTGGCAAGGGGGCCGTTGCCGTTGTCATAGGCGACGAGGTTCTTGGCTTGCCCGTAGGTGCGGCTGCCATCTCGCTGGCGCTGTCCTTTCTGGGCGGAAACCTTGGTGAAGGTTTTGCCAGTCGGGGTTTGGCCGGTGAAAATCTCGCGTTGAATCCAGAGGACCTGGCAGAGTTCGTCTCTGCGTTCTTCGGCAGGGGCAGTAGGCGCGGGTGTTGCAGCGAGCGCGGCTTCGAGTTCGATAACGCGCTGCTGGAGATCGGCTTTGGTCATGAGAGCCATGGAAGAACCGGGTGATGTGCCCGGGGGAAAGGGAAATTGCACTGTTGAAAAAGTGCGTAAAAAGCCCCACGTCTGGGGCCGAGGAATTAGACAGCTGCAGGCGAAGGAGTCAGAAGGGGCGGCCGTCGAGGTAGTAGATAAAGGCGCTCGGTTTCATGCGCCCCTGCATGAGGAGATCAGCGTTGCGGCGGGTACTCGCGAGATGGTCAACAAAGGGCTCGCGAATGGAGAGATAGCGAGCGGTGATGTCGTTGGCGGCAAGGGTTATGTATTCATCGCGGTTGGAGACGAGGTCCGTGATGAAATTGTTAGCGGCGTGAATGATCTTGCCGAGGATGTATCCGGCCACATAGAGGGCAGTTATAGCGGTGACCAGGTAGCGGGCAATGGTCTTGATAGCTGGTCCCCAGTCGGCTTTGGCGATCGAGGTTGCTTTGGCGGCGATGGCGTTGAAGTTTGGCATTGGCGGTAGTTGGGTGGTGTACCCAGGGGAAAGGGATTGCACTGTTGAAGAAGTGCAAAAGAAAATCCCCTCACCCCGGCGTGGAGTGAAGGGATGATGCGGTCACAAAACCATTTCAATCGAAGATTCCATCATCTCAGCAAAGCTAAGAATCTGAATTCCAACGGTACCTTGGACTCCATTATTCAATTCAGGAGAATTGTGCATAAAGTCAAGCTGTGCGGCTTCTACTAATGCTTCTTCTTTGCATTCGCACAAACAAGCCTGTTGTCCGTTAGCAATTACAAAGTACACGTTAATGCTCCGTTGTGCGGTACCTATCTCCGCTGGGGTATTGCACTGTTGAAGAAGTGCAAAAGAAAATCCCCTCACCCCGGCGTGGAGTGAAGGGATGATGCGGGTCAAAGCATGCGAGCGCGGGTGCCGCATGTGGCGTAGAAGGCAATCATGTTCTGCGCCTCCGCAAGGGTGTTGAAGGACTGAGTCCTCCAGGCGCCGTTGCTGTAGGGCGGTTGAAAGGTGATCTTGAACATTGCACTGTTGAAGAAGTACAAAAGAAAATCCCCTCACCCCGGCGTGGAGTGAAGGGACTCAGGAGCGGGGTAGATCAGTAGCGGTAGCCGTAGGATTTGCAGAACTCGATATGAGCCTGGTGCTTGTCTGCGGGCCAGTCGTGGTGGGCACATTGGGCAGCGGTGGCGGAATCGAGAGCTTTGACGCCTGCATTTGCGACGGCGGATACCGCTGCTGCTAGTGCCAGGGAGATCGCAGCGAAAAGGAGCTTGGACATTTGCACTGTTGAAGAAGTACAAAAGAAAATCCCTCCACCCCGGGAAGGAGTGAAGGGACGGTGCTGTTAGCCAGGTCAGCCCGGTGTCCCAGGCAGCCATTCGGGGTAGCTGGCGTCCCCGGCAAGGTAATCAAGGAAGCGGCAGTACCGATCCATGCCTTCGTCTTCCGTCTCCGCCTTGGCCCAAAGTTCCTCGAGTGCTGCCCAGTCGGGCTCGTCGATGAATTGGCTGTTTGAACTGGACATTGCACTGTTGAAAAAGTACAAAAGAAAATCCCCTCACCCGGCGTGGAGTGAAGGGATGGTGTGGCGTGGAATTTAGACGCGGTAATGGGGGAGGTTGGTGTCGTTTGCCGCCGCCGCCTGGAGTTGTGCTTCTGCTGTGTGTATTAAGTGCATGAGTAAATCCATGCGCTCGTGAAGTTCAGCGAGCTCTTGATGGTAGTGCTCAATGTTGAAACGGAGACAATCAGCGCTGGAAAGAACGAGCATTGCACTGTTGAAAAAGTACAGAGCTAAGATTTAACTTACCGGCGCGGCGCGTAGATCATCAATGTGCAGAGGATATGCAGAGGAAACCTACACAAATAGGACGCAATCGGAGGGGCAGAGTTGTAAATGGGGGTCATTATAGCACATCTCGAAAAGTTTTACGCGGCGAGCGTCGCGCCCGCGAGAATAATTAATGATAGCGGCGGAGCAAAAGTATAGGTTCTTAATTAACAACAACCGTGTTATTACTATATAACACTAACTCAGACTGAAAACGTGATTTTCCGTCGATTCTACGTGCGCGATAGGATCCATAGCACCTTTGCGTATTCTGATCTATTGAATTACGCGATACGAATTCAGATCAGACATATGTACGCAGTAGCCTACATTTAACTCGCGTATTCTTTCGCATACCTGCTACAACGCAGCACTTCACATGCTACGCGCGCGGCTTCCTAAGCACCCTTAAGCACTAGCAACAGCACATACGCAGTCTTAAGCATCCCCTGCTCTTGTGCCCCTCTCTCCTGTGCAGGGCAGTCTTCTCATGCTTTCGTACGTTCCCTCTCATCAGCGCGGGGCAGGTGACTCACTCGCTCCTCAACTGCTCAGGGCATGCTTCCTTCGCTCTCTCATACGCCTCTCATCAGCGCGGGGCAGGGGTCTGTGCTACAGAGCCTCTCGCGTTCTCAGGCGCACTCGCACTCCTCGCTATGACAGGGGCGGTGCGTACCTTTTTTTTGTCTGGCAACCATCGGAACTTGACGGGGGTGTTTGATGTATTTCGCGCCGCCAAAAGTAAAAACGCCTTTCTATAGAGCCGCGCCACCGGGTACGAAATTGCGTATTTTTTGTACCCTATTTCAAAACACCTAGATACCGCCAGGTGTTTCGTTCTTTCTAAATTAGAGAAACGGAATAAATTTTCAAAAAAATGGAGTCGCGGGAAAGTAAGCTCGGACGTCGCCTATCTCGCGAAGAATTCGAAGCATTACAGGCAGCTAAACAACAAGTTCAAGGCGCTCAATCCGCAATCGGTGGTATCGGTCAAATGCGCCCCGGCCTTGGCTTGCTGCCTCCCGCTGGCGAGCGTCGCTCAGAGTTAAGCGTCGCGGGTCTGCCGCCCCCGGGAACTTCGACTGAAAGCATCGATGGATATATCAAAGGTATGTACCCAGGTAGAGGAGAAGAAACGATTGCGCGACTAAGGGAGAGGGTTCCTTCCCGGAAGAAAGATGACGAACCTATAAGCGCAACAGACGTCATGATGCAGGTAAGGACAATCCCTGGCGCTTCCATCTATGACCAAGGAAAAGACGTAAGCGGTTTTGTGCCAAGGCTTGAGCGAGCTGTCCAAGAGAACGCCGAAGGAAAGCAAGAACGAATGGAGGCAAGGCAGCGAGAATTGTCCGATCAACTTGCGGCCGAAGTTGCAGCCAATCCCGAGCTCGCTGAATTTCTTGGCCAAAAAAACGGCATGTTCACTCTGGACAGGGAAACCGGCACTGCTGACCTGTCGCGATCCAATAACGACAAATACGGCGAATTTGCTTCCGAAGACCCAAGCGGATACAAGTATTCCTACCGCGGCGGCTCAGCTCCTTCTGAGTTGAACCCGTACGGCGGGATAGAAGTAACCGGCACAAACCGTCGCGATGTAAGGATTTACCCGGGCGATCCTGTGCTGACCCGTACAGGAGATCAAGATGACACGGCCTCCTTCCGGCGAGAGGAAGAGGTAACGCTTGGGAAACTAGCGCAAGAGCTTTCGAATGAATACAAGACTGAATCAATTACCCGTGGGGGATTGGTAAGGCTTCGGGATAAGGGCCTATTTAATCCGCTGCCAGTGGCACAGCGGGATCGGTCGTTGGTGGGCCATATCAGCCGGCTAGAGAGAGCTTCCAACCTCTCTGAAGACCAAGTCAGCCTGCTTGGACTAGACCCAAACATGCGGGTATTGAATCCAAACTCCATGGTTCGGGTGCCTGTCCCTGTTTTTGCCGTAACAAGGGTTGATCAAAATACTGGTGAAAGGGTGCCGGTTATTCAGCAAGAGACCGGTGAACCCTTATATAGAGTCGGCGAGCCTGTTAACCGAGATCTGGACGCAATTCGCGACGAGCTACGTCCTTTTGTCCCCTCCGCTGCAGGGCAATTCAGTCAAGATGAGGTTCTGCGCCGTGGGTCAGAAAGTGCGGACCGTGAAAACGCTGCAAACGAACAGGCTCGGCAAAATAAACGGGCGGCGCTGCGAGGAAGAGCTGCTGAACAAGGCGGTACCGGCAGCTTCCAAGACCTCCTAAAGGAGATTGTGGCCGGTGGTTTCATGGAGTCCGCCCCTGTCATATCTCCCGAGGCGGTAGATCGCCGTATCGCAAAGCTCAAGGCAGGTCTTATCGCTAGGGCTGGAGAGGCTGGACCCATGATCTCGCAGGAACTTGGCGAAAATCGGACCCTAGATGAGCTGATTCGAGCAAGTTCCGCTCCACGGGGCCGCGAGGTGGACCTGTTCAGCGAAGAACCAATCGATGAAGCCCTGCTCCGAGCTCATAATCCACTGGAAGCGGACGAACAGCTCGGCGCCGAAATCCAGGGCTTGACCGCTAGAGGCTCCGGATTGGATACCTCGGAAGAAAATATGGCCAATTGGGCAGATATTGACTACTCACCAGAGAGCCGCGGTTACCAGATCGAGCAATTCGACCGTGACCCAGCCCGCCAGCCATGGAGGGAAACCTTTGTTGACCCCATTACCGGTAATCCTTACCCCAATCCACTGAAAAACCGCATTAACGCCCTTGAAGAGACAGCGCAAAAGCTGAATCCCCTTGCTGACGCCGCTCAAGTCGACTTGATGACCAAGGCAATGGAGCAGGAAATGGCTTACCGGCAGCGGATTGGCGCTCCCCGCTCCCAGGAGTCCATGGCCGACGCACGCACCACCGCACAGTCAGCGCTCAATGCCCCCGCGAGCGCCTCTGTGGCCCCCCAGGAAGTTGGTCAAGAGCTGTTCGCCCGCCCAGTTCGCACCTGGACCCCACCCAGGGAGCCCGATCAACTGCTGGCTGACTCAATTCGCTCTAAATACCAAAGGACTGTCCCAGGAATGCGCGAGTTCTCCTACACAGGCCTTGCTGACGCACTTGGGGGAGAGGTCGGCGACCCCCAACAGGAAGCAGCCATGAAGTTTTTAGCTGAGCGCATCGCTCGGAGGCGCTGATCATGGCGGATGAACAGGAAAAACGGGGGAAAGCCAAGGATTTGGCTAACTCTTTTAAGCGAATGAGCAAACCTGCCAGCCAAGGCGGTACCGGGGGCACCTTCTCCGCCGCTGCCACCAAGGCCGGATACCCTGACACCCCGAAAGGGCGCTCTCAGTTTGCAGAAGCCGTGCTTAAAGAGAAAGATAAGTACAGCGAAAAGATGGTCAAGAAAGCCAACTTCTATAAGAACGTCATCAGTAAATAATTCGCTAGAATAAGCGCACGGCTGGGATTACGTAAGTGGCTGGCGGGCGCGTACAAGATACCACTAGGCCCTCGCTGAATCAGTCGATCCGGCAGGCCCTGCAGAATAAGCGCGAACGAGCAGAAGTACCTGTTGTTTTTGGCATGGAAAAAGGCTCACCCCAGAGATTTGCGGGTGAAGAACTTAAAGTTGCCGGCATGAATGGACAGTTTGGCGCTAAAACTGAAGATCCCGCCTCGCAGCCATACTTCAAGAAGTTCGTATCTCGCTATGTTGCGGGAGAAGGTCTACTTAACGGTAACGGGGCAGCGTAATGAGATTCTCTGGTGAAAAAGTTCTCGGCCTGTTAAGTAAGATTGCGACCGGTGGCCGAGCGATGAGCAAGGGAGAAGCAGCCCTTGAGTTCGGGCCAGATATTGTCATGGCGGCGCTTACCGCTGCGACCTTGCCCGAGGGCGTGGATCCAATGCTGCGAGCAGGGGCTGGGGCCGAGGATTTAGCGTACGGTCTGGGCGGCTCATTGGCCGGTCGATTCCTCGGTAGGCGGGGGGCTGCTCTATTTAGGCCGGGTGACGACATGGCGGCCAGGGGCATAGAGCAGGTTGGCGGGATGCTGGGCGGTATTGTCCCAAGCATGATGGCGCCTCGACCCATACTGAACCAAGCAATTGAGCAGGCCTACAGCAGGCAAGGGCAAAGGGAAACGGCTAAGAAGAATGAGCAGCAGGGGGAGAGCAATGAAGCGCTGGCGGATGCTCTTTTAAGGCTTGGCTACGTAAGCGCCTCTGGTGATGTGGGAGTTTCACCGGAAGTTATCGCTCGAGGTGGTATTGGGACTATCGTCTGATGGCGAACGATTTCCGGGGAATAAGGCGGGCGTTTTTAGGCGGGATCAACGCTGATCCAGGCGCTTACGGCAAATGGGAACAGAAAGAGCAGACCTTAGCCGGTAATGATTACGAGCCGAGCCCGAGTGAGTACATGCTCGGACGTTCGCCAATAGTTGACTATGTCCGCAGGCTGCTACCCGGCAGAGTTTCAGACGTTAAGCCAGTAGTAGAAAGCTGGGGATTGCGCTCACCTGCAATGCCAGGTTTTATATCCAACTTGCCACTGGGCGGATATTCTGGCAAAGAAAAACAAAGCTACCTAGAGGCGCGTGACAACGACAAATTACTAAAGGAAAGCACGATTCGCCCGGGCTTCATGCCAACCGGCGAGTTTGGCGAAGAAGAAAAGATTAACCTCTTAAAAGACAAGACATCCCCCCCGGGACCGTCGATACTCCCTGGCAACAAGGAGATAGACGTAGACGGAGCAACTCAGGCAGCAGCACAGGCCGCGGGTGTGGCGGCAAGTGATTTTGTTGGCGATGGTGCTCGAAATATTTGGTGGTTCCTTAACGCGCCACAAGCAATTGCCCAGGTCGCCACTTTTGCGGGCCTGCATGGGGCGGGCAAGGGAGTTGCGCCGGATGAGTATGGACCAATTCTCAAGCGCGGTGGGCATCGTTTCGCTGCTGCACTGCCGGCAACGATTGCGGTCTCGTTTGGTATCGGTAGTGCCATGCGTCAACCGGGTTACGGAGCCGCGGTGCCGGACGAGGATTTGCGAACCAAGGCAGCGGACCCTGTTACTGAATTGGGCGCAAGATACTTCTTGGGTAGAAGTGGCAATTTGCTGCCCTATGAGCAATTTAAGTTAGAGCGCCCTGACGTATCGGAAGAGGAGTATCAGGAGTACAAGCGCTTCCTTCACGGCAACAAGTCACCATTAAAGGCGACGCTCGAGGGGATCAACGGCCCAGAGGTGAATTTCATGGGCAAGAGCGTTCCGGTTGTGACAACGATCCTACCCGTAATAGCGTCAATTGTTGGCAGTCGTTACGGGGCAAGAAAGGCCGCAGAAAGACTTGCCAATGGCAGCGAGGGAAATCAATTTGTTAAGTCTATGCTTGTCAGGGAAGAGGTAAAAGAAATTGAGCGTGACCTAGAAAGGGACAAGCCGGAGTACACCAGGGAAGATTTAGTAGCAGCGCAGGCGGAGTCACTTGGATTGCACCGCGACATACAAAATGAAGTCCTAAAAAGCGCTTTGACTTACGGTTCTGGCTCTCTTGTTACTACGGCCGTATTAGGATCGGCACTAGAAGAAGTCCGCCGTTCAATCGGCCCAATGGCTGAACTGGAGCCCAAGAAATGAGATTTAGAGCAAGCGAACAAGCAAGTAATTTTCTGCATAACCTGGGGACAGACACCAGCAGCGAGGCGGATCTCGCCGGAGCAGGGTTATCTGCATTTGGGACAAGCAGGGCAAGGCATCTAAGTGATCTGGCAGCTGCACAGGCACGGGATACTGCTGCGCCTTTGGAGGCATACGGAAAAATTTTGCGGGCCCAAAACACGCCACAAGGATCCTCAAGCAGCAGCGGTGCAAATACCGGCAAACTGGTCTCGGCCGGCGCTGACTTGATCAAGGGTATTGGTGGTTTACTTGGCGGCGGTGGAGGCGGAGGTGTTTCGTCCTGGGGGCTATCGGGTCCCAGTGGCGCAGTGAGCTACGGCGGCGGTGCTGGCGAGGCATTGTCTGATTGGAAAATTGGCTCAACCGATTGGTCGGGCATTGGTAGCGGTTGGGGCTAGGAGAAAGAAATGGCTTTTGGTTACAGCGATACAAGCACCAACCCAGTAGACCCATTTGCTGTTACAAGATTCAGTGGCGACGATGATTGGCTCAAGTCACCAAAAGTTAACGCCCTGAGTAATGTTCCAAATTTCAGCGGCAAGCAAATCTCTCCTGACAGTTCGGGGGAGGTGGCATACCAGGGGTCATTCTCGCCATCGGGTGGTGCTGTCAGCGCAATGGATGATGTTCTATCGACAAATAAAAGTAACGAAACAAGGATGGCAGGGGACGCGCTAAAGGGTGCTTTCCAGGTTTCGCAGGCCAGGAAGGAAGCAGAGAAAACTCAAAGGGAGGCCGAGCAGCAGGCACAGGCAATGGCGTGGAATAATTACGCCAATGCAATAGCGGCGCAAAAAGCCAATAAGAAGTCAGGTGGTAATAATTTCCTGAGCACTGCACTTGGAATAGGTAGCTCAGTGGCAAGCCTCATTCCTGGCGGGCAGGCCGTGGGAATTGCTTTAGGTGCTGGCGCTAAGGGGGCAGGCGCGCTTGGTGTTTAATTATCTTGAGCTGATCGGCTAACTGCTGCTATATCGAGCAAGCTGTATTTACTAGAATAATGAACAAGTAAAACTGTCTCTGCGATCAGATGACGTCTGGGTTCTCTTATTATCCGTCGCGTAACGGATCTACTTACGATCTTGGCGGCACCGACCGAGTCGTTGTTCTCCCAAAAGATAGAGGGCCAGGGGTTGATTTTGACGCCGGAGATTTACTCTCTACCGTAGCGGCTACAGGTGGTGGGCGCAAAGCTGGCGATTTAGGGCTAGCAGCGATCAAGCAAGGATTGATAAATGCGGGTAAATCGCCTGCGGAATTTGTCGGTAGGCATGGCGGCAAATTGGCAGGTTTAGGTGTTTTGACTGCGATTCTTGGCGGCGCTGCTGAATTGGCCGATTCGAAAGATAACCTCGCTACTAACGTGGCTGAGGGCGTTGGATTTACTACTGGCACCCTTGGCGGCATGGCTGCAGGGGCCGCCGCTGGGGCCGCTCTGACAGGCCCTCTCGCACCGTTGGGGGCATTGGCCGGGGCTACGATCGCGGGGGCACTGGGCGGGACGGCGGGCAAGGGGCTGCTTGGCACAGTGGCCAACGCAATTCAAGGCATATCACCGGAAGACAGAGAGCTCAATCAGCGCTTGCAGGGTTCACGGGCTGAAGGGCGTTTGCGTTTGGAGCAAATGCGGGAATCGCTGCCCGTCATGGAACAGTATTTGGCGGTCAAGCGTGATGATGATATTCGCCGTTTGGGGACCCAGGTGGGTGCGACAAATGACGTGAATTTTGCAAGCGCCTTAAACGCCATGCTGGTTAACAGGGGCAATCAGGCGGACGTACAAATGCGTGAAATGAATCGGGGGCTATTTGGCTGATGGCATTTGATCTGCCCGGTTATAGCGTCGCTTCAAATTACCTGGCCTCCTACCGCCCAGTGGGGAAGGTGGAAGGTTTTGCCAACGTATTAAGCAACAGCGGCACAAATGCGCTGGCAAGAATTCCTGGCGACAACCAGGCGATGGCCACTCAGCTGACGGAGCGGGCGTTGGCTGAACAGGGTGGCATAAAGCGCCAGAAGTTGGTTAACGAGCAGGCGGTTGAGAACAGCAAGGCATCACTGGCAAAGGATTTCAACATCTACCTGCAGCAACGTGCAATCAACGAGCAGGTAAGCGGATTAAAGCAAAAGCCAACTTTGTTTGACAAGCTAAATCTTGCGGCAACCCTTTCCCAGGGATTTAGCGGCGGCGGATCTGCCAGGGGGCTGACAGCTAGTGAAATTGGGATAGGAGGCAACCCTCTGGACAAGTTAAATAATTTGCTGTCCGGCACAAGAACGTTAAGGGGTGAAATTAATCAAGCGCTGGGCGGAAGTAGCGGAATGACAGCAAACGCTCTTAGGTCACTACCTTCTATCGATGCGTCTGCCGGGCGGAGTTCCGGGGGGATGACTGTAACGGAGCCAGCGCAGGCCCAGTTACGGCAGCAATCTGCGCCAAGCGTTCTCAGGGGTGATAGAGCGCAAGATGATTCAGACTTTATGAATTTCTTGCAGCAACAAAGGCTTGGCTCAGCGAGTTAATTTTTTTGCCAAGCTGCAACGACTAAGATAGAAAGGGAGGATGCACTCTTATGACACAGCCAAGCAATAGTATTGCGGACCTCCTGGCATGGGCCAAGAGTCGTAACCTGGTTGACGAATTCAATAAGCCAACCAAATACGGCGCTGAAACCTTTGCTGCGCGCAAAGCTCAGCCGTATCAATCGGACGCCCAGTCCAGGCTGCTAAACACTGCCGCCGCTGGAAAGCTTAGTAATGAAAATTTCTCTGACCAACAATCACGGATAACCCAGGCGACTGCGGAACGAACACCTGTAGTCTTAAATGCCTTACGTGGCCAATCGGATATACGGGGAGACGAGCAGGAGCGCCGGGTAGGCCTTCTTAGAAATCAGCTAATTGACCCGCAGGGTAAGCGAGAAACTGATTTATACATGGCGGGAATCGGGCCTGGCGGGTTAGCCGACCGATTAATGGCATCGGATGAGCGCAAGTACGCGCAGGCGCTTGCATCACAAGAAAAGGCAAATAATCGAAATAGCGTTCAAAACTTAATTGATAACATTCTCAAGACCGGCGCAATGATCCTGCCGTTCGCACTCTCCTAGATATGTCCTCCTACGCATCGCCATCCGCACCAGTAACAGGGGCTGACGGAAAGACACTCCCTTATCCGTACACGACTTCTGGCACCCTGATAAGCTCAGGGATGAAGAACCTGGTTGATATTGGCAACCAGTACAAAGACAATGAATCAATTGGGGCCTTGGTCGCAGGCGGGTTAATTGATGCTGCTAAAACGACGATTAATACCGGCCTTGAGAATCAGTACAACGATTCATTCCTGGGCAGCATGGCAACTTACAATAAAACTCTTGACGACAACAAGACTGGCAACACCAAGGGCTTGATGGCTACCGAGGCCGGGCTCACTAAAGAGGTAATCCAGAAGAATGCCGATGAAAGTATCAGACTCGGTCAAGCGGGCTACGGATCAACTGGATACATGACCCAAGCCGAGGTTGCTAAACAGGGCGCGGTTAACACTGGAATGTTAGATGTAGCAAGGGAAAATCGCTTGGGATCTGACTTTGCTGAAGTCACCCGTGGCCAAACAGCTCGGGATGTGGCGTCAACACAAGCAAGTGGAGCCCGTGACGTAGCCACAATTCAGGGTGACTACAACGTTCGCAATACAACGGAAACTGGTCGACAAAGCCGTTTGCTAGAGGGCGAGAAGACTGACCAACAGATGCGATTAAGGGCAGATGCCAGGGGCGCTATCCGCTCTGCTGGTGGCCGTTTTTATGGCTGATAGCTAATGTTGGCTAAAGAGTCAGATCAGGTAACAGTATTTCTCAGGGCCCTGGGGGATAGCGCCCGAGAAGCCTTTGTTAATTACGCCGAACATACATATTCCGTCTACGAGATATGGTTATATGCTGGCGTGCTTGGGTATAGCGGTTCTTTTGTAGAACTTGAGAAATGGGTAAGCGAGAATCACAAAAAGTTAAATAGGCGTGATTTGCTGCTGAGAGAAATATGCAAGCTAGAGGAAGACATTGATGCGATCCGACAGCAATCAATTTGCAACATGGTAAAACCGGAATCCGCCGCGTCTCGGATTGCTCAGCTATCAAAAGAAATGCGGGGGCACGTAGTCGAGGTCGAGCGTATGTCTAAACCAGTGGATAGGCGAGGGCTGGTATTGGCCGGCGCTGACCGGGTGATGAGAGAGCTAAATACAATCTTCGAGAACAACGCAGAAATTAAAGATGCGCTGGATGAGGCGTTTGAATCAATCTGGACTCGACTCATAGCAGAGGTGTAGTCGCTAGATTGGCGACATGGCTGTAACTTCGATCGCCCTGGCGCACAAGCGATCAGCAAAGCTTGCGGCAAAAGCTGTAGTCAAGAAACCAGATATTGTGGTCACGCCGCCACATGTAATTAAAGCGCGTAATAGTTTCGCGTATTTTTGCGAGCTTATGGGTCATCCCCCTGCTGCTCACATGAAGAAATGGCACCAGGAGTTGCTGACCGGCAATGGCAATGATCACCTCAAGTGGGTGGCAGGGGCAAACACCGTTCTCTTGAGCCCGCGGGGTTCGGCCAAGAGCACTGTTATTGGGATGTTTGTTGCCTGGCTTATCGGGAAACACGCGATTGAAAAGAAGCTACTCCGCACCCTCTATGTTTCGTACAACGTAGACGTAGCAAGGAACAAAAGCGCTGCGATCAAGAACCTAGTCCAATGCAAGGAGTATAAGGAGATCTTCCCGACAGTGCGGCTATCTAAGGGGAGAACTAGCGATGAACTCTGGTCCATTGATTTTGACTATGCACAAATAGACGTAAGGGGCGAGGACGCATTCACTATTGCCTGCGCAGGCCTCAAGGGGACCATTACATCCAAGCGAAGCAGCCTGGTAATCGTGGATGACGCCATCAAGTCTGCGGCAAGTATTCAGAACCCGGACATCCGCCGTGAGATGGAGGCGAACTGGTCAAACGTGATTGTCCCGACGATGTTTGAGGGTGCTCGGGCGATCTGCCTTGGTACTCGATTCCACTTTGATGATCTATTCGCAACGATCTATACAGAGGCTAAGGGCTGGAAGGTGATCACCCAGACGGCCCTCTCATACGACGACGACGGGAGGCCAAAGTCCTATTGGCCGTCCCAGTGGTCCACAAAATACCTGTTGCAGCTCCAGGCGGAGGACAGAACGGCCTTTGCTTACCAGTACCTGAATACACCGGTAAGGAGCACCGAGCTGGGCATATCGCCTGACTTGTTCGTGCGCGGGGAAGTGCCCGATGACTACGACTCGATTGGGGTTGGGATCGACTTGAGCGCAGGGCTGGGCGAGCGCAATGACTGGACAGTTTTTACGTTGGCTGGCCGGCATGAGGACAAGTGCTACATCATTGATTACAAGCGAATGAAATCAATGGGCAACCTCGAGAAAGTCGAGGCCCTATGCGAGCTGCTGGTTGAGTGGAACCTGCTGAACGTCAATGAAGAGGGCCAGTATTTCGCTAGCACCTCACCAGTGACTATCTGGCCAGAAGCCGTGGCCTACCAAAAGTCATTTGAGGGGGATTTGCGGCGGATGCTTTTCAACGAATGGGGCCTCTACAACTTGAACGTCAAGCCTGTTTCTGGGTTCAGGGGAGACAAGCTGGCTAGATTACGGGGGATCCTGGGCCTATTCCAGGCGAAGCGAGTTATCTTCAACAAGTACAGGGACTTTACCTGCATGGTGGACGAGATTATCAATTTCGGCCACGCCCCTCACGACGACTGTGCAGACTCCCTCAACATGGTTGTATCTGGGCTGATGCGCAGAGGGAACGCCCATATTGAATGGTAATTAGACTGGTCCCATGACTCAAAATTCGCGGGAACGATTCCGACAAATTATTGAGGCCGCCCGCACCAGGGATGGTCACACCGGAATCGATACGATGATCGTGAACTCGCATCTCACGCAGATGCGGATGTTCATGCTGCGGCAGGGCTTGGAGTTTTACCCGCGGCAGGACACGTTTGGTTTCCGTAAGAGCTTTGTCAACAGCGTGATCGAGGAGAACGAGATCGACGCCCGCCTCGAGGGGGTTGTTGACGACTTCCTGATTGACGGCAAGGGATTGTTCTATTTCCGGCCAGTCAGGGACACATACCGGATCATGTGGTTCAGCCGGGACAACTACCGGGCTTATTACGACCAGGTAGGCGGGCTAGAGGAGGTTGAGCTAATTTATTCTTTCCAGGTAAGGCAGCCGGGCCTCGGTTTTGCCTCAATGGACTCCGGCTCTCAGGGCGCGACCAAGTACGTAAAGCTTAAGGTCAGGAAGGGGGAAATCAAGGAATCAATCACTGACGACAAGCCAAGCTTTGAGGTTGGGGTTGGCCTGCTGTCCGGCGCGATGAATACCCGGACAACAAAGAACAGTCTGGGTTTTATCCCCGCTGTTGAGTGCTTCAACAACATGAAGTCAACCGGGACCGAGGCGACCGGTGATTTTGATTGGCTGGCAGAACACATCATTGTTCATGATGATTTAGTTAAGAACATCAGGGCAAACATCACGTTTTACGGCAACCCAACCCTGGTTTCCAGCAGGCCCAAGCAGGACCTCGTGGAGAGCGGGGACAGCGGCGGGATGCGGCCAACCATTAGCTCCCAGGCAGGCTTCTACGCAGCCAACCGGCCATCGACACGAACCAGCCAACCGCTGCCTGGTGGTGTCGGCGGGCAGAGAATACCGCGGATTATTGCCAACATCGAGGCCTCTGATCGGGTTGCATACATCACCCCGGACGCGGTTTCTGGTGATCAAAACCTATACGCAAGACAGTACAGGGAAGAAATTCGTAACGCTCTTGGTGGAGTTGACGAATTAGGCGCCTCAACTGGTGCGACCGCCTACGAAATCAAGTCACTATTTGGCCGGGCTGCGACAACAGCAAACAGAAAGTGTCGTGGATTGCTGACATACGGACTATGTAAGTTGCTGGCCCTGATGGTGTTTCACGAGGAACGAGTTTTCCGTGAATCATTTGCCGCCGCAATCGGGATGCCGGAGCCGCCTGCCCCAATTCGCGAGGAGATGAGTGATGAAAAGGTTTTCCTTGACACACTTAAGAAGTACACCACTGCGATGTCTCAGTACGAGCAGGCGCTAGAGGAGAAGATTAGAGAAGCAGTGCAGTCCGAGAATCTGCCGCCTAATGTCGTGGGCCTGATACCCGATGGCGATCGAACTATTGAATGGCGCTGGACAGGTCCGGTGTTCGCTGAAAGCACAGAAGATATACTTAATTCAAGTATTGTTGTACGTAACCTCCAGGAACTCGGCGTAAATTCGATCGAGGCCCTGCGGTACTTGTTCCCGGACAAGACCGACGAGGAACGTTCAGCGATGCTCAGTGGTTATCCATTTAGGATGGCCCAGGCTACACAACAAAGCATTGGGACATTCCTGACGCTGATCAGCAATATGAGGCAGACGCCTCATCCTCAGTCCCCAGATCTACCGCTACTTGCGGATCCTAGACTTGATTTAACGCCCTTTGTTTATAGGGCACTCGAATTCCTTAAGCGCGAGCTAACTTACAGTGGACAGTATTCAGACACAACCGACGCAGGCGATCCAGGCGCCCTCACCGGCCTCGAGCGCGCCCGTGTCGAACGGGGTCTCCCCCCAGATTCAGGCACAGCCAGCGCCCGCTTCATACCAGATCCAGGCGGCACCTTCGGCTCCTCAGGCTTACCAACAACAGGCGGCCCCTCAACAGGTCAATCCCTGGCAGGAGGCATTCAACCGCCTCAACGAAAGTTTGAGCGCGAACAGGAGCTACCAATCCCAGGCGCCCTCCTCTCCGACGATCCAACAGCCGGCGTATACGCAGGAACAGGCGGCCTATCCCTATCAGGCGGCAACCCAGGCATATCAGGCAGCTCCTTCCTATTCGGGGCTCCTGACCTCGGCGTTTCCTCAAACGCAGGCATATTCCCCGGCGGCGTACTCAACGGCTCAAGCCCCGATGAGCGCGCAACCCCAGCAGGCCGCCCAGGCAAGCGACGGGTACCTGGAAGGCGTCAGCAACGAAAGCCTTGAGGTTCTCCAGCACTTCGGCGCTGAAGCCCCTGCCCTGCTGAATCGCTACAGCTGCGTAGTTGAAGACGCCCTGCTTAACCAGGCCCGTCAAACCGCAGAGATCGTTCAAATCGCTGAGGCTCTCCGGGGCCAGATGGAACAGGCCCGCACGATTATCACTGCCGCTGCAGAGGATAACGCTGCGTACCACACCATGCTGACCAACCCCGGTCTACTGTCTGACTACGTAAACGACTTCTTCGGCGCCAACGGGCCTTACCCCGTGGAGACCTCTAAGGATCGTTTAGTGGCTGACATTCAGGCCCAGGAGCAGCGCACTTTTACTGCAGCCCCGGCTCCCGCCCCCGCTCCTTATTCCCGCCCGCAGCTTGATATGCCCTCACCTGGCGTACAGGCATCTGCGGAAGACGGCAGCTTCTGGGCAGTTTTCTCGAACCTGAGCGAACGCAACCCTGAAGCAGCTTGGCAAATGCTGAGCCAAGCAACACCCGACGCCCTGCGCAGCAAGGTGCTGGTTTCTGAAGGTTGAGAACATTATCGGCCCCTGAAATACGGGGCCTTTTACTATGAACATCCCACAGGCATTTAAGTATTCCCCGGCTGAACTGGCGCTGATGAGTAATCCGCAGTTGGTATCACGGGCAAGTATGCACCCTGGTATCACTGAGCAGGGAGAATCAGCTCATCAGGGCGCCCAGCTGGCTTCCCAGGCAATTAGCAATCAGCAAGCCCGGGCAATACCTCAAGGCAACCAGAGTGAAGCTCGGCTTCAAGACGCATCCCGCAACATCAACGTTGCGGAAAACACGCAACAGCTTCAGGCTGATCAGCTGCTGTTTAACTACAAAGCTGGGTTACAGGAAGCCGCGGTGCAGCGGAACCCAGATGCGCTGCCCGGTCTGCGCGGGGCTGGCGAACTTGCCGCACAGAAAGTGTCTCCCGAGCAAATGCTTAACGCGCTTGGTTTTGCTTAATAGGAAAACCCTAGAATAGTTTCACTTGCGGGCACGTAATGCGCTTGGCTGGTGGGCCAGAGATTTATCAAGCCCTGGTCCAACATTTCTCCAGTGACAAGATTCCGTCATCCGCGGCGGAACACCTTGCTGCGGAGGTCATGGCGCATGGTGCCGAAGCAAATACTCGGATTGAGACTTTCTTCCGTCTCTACGAGCTGCTGCAATCAAAGGGCTATAGCGAGCCGGCAAGTCAGCATCTAGCGGTAGAGATGATGGAAGGTCGTGAGCCAATGGCCCAAGAGACAAGACGTTTTTCGGGTACCTATGACGACGAATGCTGCGACCCCGGGGCTTACGGCAGCCCTTATTGAGCGATTCGAGGGAATCGAGCTTAAGGCGTATCTCGACCCAGTAGGCGTACCGACAATCTGCGCGGGCCTAACGTATTACCCGGGGGGAGCGGGCGTACGGCTTGGCGATGTTTGTACCGCCAGCGTGTGCCGAGGGCATTTAACTGAATTACTGGCAAAGGATTTTTTACCCAAACTTGAACGGATTCCGGGGTGGGGGAAGCTTCCGCCTGAGCGCCAGGCTGTATTAGGGAGCTTTGCATGGAACATGGGAGCCGCGTTCTATGGCTCGGTCGGGTTTGAGACAATTACACGGGTACTGAAAGACGGAGCTGTTGACAACACGGTATATTCCCAGTTAGCAAGTGCGTTAATGCTTTACGTGAATGCAAACGGTAAGCGATTTGAGGGGCTTGTTAAGCGACGAGCTGAAGAAGGGAAGCTGTGGGATAGGGTTGCGTATGGTCAGCTGCAGTTGGTAGCAAAACAGGACACCTGGCTCAAAGTTACACCAATTGACGCCAAGTATCTTTCTACCGAGGGGAAACGCCCAGTCGTAGAGGGAGGGACACTAAAGATTACCAAGCTCGAGGAGATACCTCGCGATGCTCACTGCTGGGTAACTCTTGAGGGAAGCCAGGATCGGTGGTCAATATTCATGCCTCATTTCAGCAGGGTAGAAGAAGTAAAGCCGGCGCCCCCTGCAAAGCCCCAAGCGGATCCCAGCCCTGTTAGTGCAATTGATTGGACAAATTTCAATGCCAAGGTTGGTAAGTACATAACAGTTGGCGAGGTTCTGCAGATGGACGGCCGCAGGAAGCCGCGACATGGCTCGCCGGAAGAGAAAGCGATAATTGCCATCTGCCGCGAGTTTGACAAGATCAGAGAAAGCTGGAATGGGCCTCTGGGCGTGACGTCGGGTTACAGGCCAGAACCGATCAATAGCGAAGTTGGCGGGGTCCAAAATAGTTACCACGTAAAAGGCATGGCCCTTGATATATACCCAATTGGAGCGTCACTGGAAGAGTTCTACAACTGGCTAATTCGTCGCTGGAGCGGTGGCTTTGGGGACGGCAGAAACAAAGGATTTATTCATATCGACACTCGCGATAATGGATATTTCAGCGTAAGGCCAGATCAGAAGCCTGCCGCTGTGTGGGATTATTGATTAGCTCTGCGCAATCAGAATCGGATTACTAAAGGAAGCCTTTAGAATAAATAAAGACAAATCAGAGTAAGCCAGAAAAATGGCCGTCACCGACGTAATCAACCGGAGTAGCCGTTACTCAAATCGGCGCGTGACAGGACCCGCGAACTTAGTTGGTCCAAAGTCAAATCAGACAAGTTCTGACATGATCCGATTGGGCGGAACCAGGTCTAAAGTTGATGTATACGAGTTCAATACATCAGGCGGGTTTGCAACAACCGGTACTTATACGATTACGATCAGGCCTCTGGCAGTTGCTGGCCTAAATGCTTTAGTGCGCTCAACGGGCGATCTGGTGATCTTCAAACAGACAGGCGGCACCGGAGCTCCCGTTGTCCTGCAGCGCATTACCGTAGGCAACCGGACAAGCCCCATTAGCACTGCCGGTCACGCATTTACAACCGCGGATAAAGGCTGGGTTGTAATTGAGCGCAAAGACAGCTCAACCCTGCGCTACCGAATCGAGCTAGATGTCACCTAATTAGCGGCGGCCCTGACCACGGGATTTTTTACGTCCGTGGTTAGCTCTGCTGTTTTGACCGTCCCCTTGGCGGGTCTGTTTTGGTTTTGATTGGTGGGGCAAAGTGCCGTGAAGCCCCGCCTTTGCCTTGGCCATCAGACCACCCGAATCGCCATGGCGCCAATATTGAATTGAACTGTGTCACCGCTTTGTACGCTGACACTTGAAGTCAATGAACCGCTGGCCAGAAAGTTACCAGCAGTTGCAGCGTTCCAAATACCAAAATGAGTCAGGGTTTGAGGGGAACCATTGACCGCGCTGGTGGTAATTTGAACAGTACCGGTGTTGGTTATTTCAAACCCCCCGCCAGACGCTGCAGCAACTGACGAAAAAGCAGCACTTGAAACAGCTGTACGGTTGGCCGATCCCGTTACGGTGCTGGTGACATCGTTACTTGTGCCAGCAGTGCCGGGGTCGCCAGTGTGAATGGAGACGTAAACATTACTAAGTGCAGAGGCAAAGGTGGTACCTTTTACCCAACTTAGGACTTGAGATGCTAGATACTGGGAAAATGCCATTCTCTTGGCGACTCTTCCTTATTATTGTGGCGAAAAACAGAAACTTGATGTAAGGCTTTGTTGGTTTTAGTATCCGCCGTACGGACTTGTAACTGTTAACGTTGCAACGTTTTGGTTTGTACCTCTTGCTGCACCAGCGATCCTGAATGTTGCCTTGATTCGACCGTAGGGTGTCATACTCAGGGTGAAGACACCACGAGGGACAATTGCCGTTGCTTGCAGTGGCCCGGTTTGAGAAGTATTGCCAGCGAGCTTCTTGATTTGAGCACTTGGCTTGAGCGTACCCACTGAATTGCTGCTACCCAGAATTGCGCCAAGAAGATTGCGCAGGGAAAGGCGACCCGAGAGTGGAGCACTACCTCCAGCTGCTCCAGTTAGCTCTAGGTAGCGAATAACAAATATCGCCACCCCATACGGGAGAGCCTGCCACTGGGAGGACGAGACGGTGAAGTAATAGGTGCCGGCTGGGAGCTTTAATTCTGATTCGTTCTCATCGGTGCCGACCACGTCATTCAGGTATGCCGTACCTAGCTCAGTGAGTGGCAGTGGCCGACGATCTGAATCAAGGATGCCTGTGCTGAGGTATTGGTCTTCGTAGGGGTTGCCGGCGACGATTACCGACTGAAGACCGGCGGCCCCGTTGGTTTCGACCTTAAAGAAAAGCGTATTAGTGCCGGTCTGAGAGCCAATTGAGCCGTTGATGACCACAGAAAGGTTATCGACACGCCCAAGGTCACGCGACTTAGAGACCGAGTTGTGCTTAACAAACCCAGGCCGCAAGAAAGATGGTTGAGTTGGACTGCTGCTTCCGCTATAGGAGGCATACAGGGAGTTGATCTCTTCTGTTTGGGTGGCCATCTTAGAGGTCGAATATTTTGGCTTCCGGCGCGGAAGGATTTGCTAGGCAGTATTCCTCAAACTTGACCCGTAGCTGAGACGGCTGTCCCTGCAGCCCCCAGTTGTCCCCAAGGGCGGGCAAGACGCAGCCAGGGACATTCCCCAGGGGCGGCGTCCCAAGATTGGTAGGACAAGCCGAATGGGGGCCGGCAAGAGAAACTTGATTGGGCATTTGGTAAGAATGCACTATGCGTATGTTAATGATTGCTGACCACGTTAAACACTAAAACGAATTGTTTTCTTTTGCTGATTAATAATCGGCAGGCACTTCTTCTCTTATATCCCACTTGAGAGTTTGCCGATCTCGCAGCGACCACCTCATTGTAGGGTGCAACCGTGGCCGTAAAAACTGCTTTAACCGGTAAAATACCGTATTACTAAAGAAAAGTGGACTGGGTATCTCTAGGTCGCACGGTTGGTTGACGGGGAATCCCCTTGAGTCAAATAGATCGTGAAGCAGGGACTTGGCGCCTGCTGTTTTCGGGACAGATAAACGCCCAAAGTTGCGGCGGCGGGATCCAAGGTCGGCCCATATGGCGGCAAGGTTATTGTCGTCAATAATTTGGGCCATATCAGCGCTGTAGGTCTGCTGGTCCCTGGGGTAAAGCCATTCATAAAGCGGCCAGAGCAGATCCGATTGGATGCGCACCCGATCGAAGTCGTAGTACCCCTGGCCGGGCAGACGATCAACTACTGATCGCAGGTCGCCGGGGTGATCGCGCCGCAGCATGACGAGCTGGCCTCCCAGGTAGGTTCGCTCGGTTTCAGGCCTGACAATCTCAAACCAGATCTTTCGATTACGCCCAATGATTTTGAGCTTGCCCTTACCAAAGCTGTAGCTCAGAACGCGCGCTACGAATTTCACATTCATTGGGCTGGTCCAGGTTGAATAGGTGGATCCGAGATGGGGGCGCGTATTGACGAGTTGCGGAAACGATTTTGCTCGCCTCTTCTCTGGAAAACATCAACCGCGGGTGGTAATACTGATAACTGAATTCACTTTCAGCCCCGGTAAGTACCTGCAACCAGCCGGCTACAAGGGCGGCTTCCTCCTGGCTAGTCCCGACTTTGCGCAGGAGATAGAAATCACCGTCCTCAAATGGTTTTGCCCCGTCCGCCCAGAGCCAAGCCGCAGCCCGTCCGCCAAGCATGTCTAGGACGTTTCTTGTGATTCGCCGTTCCCCGCCCGGGTAGAGGAGGTTGTAAACAGGGCGCAGCCTGGGGCTTGAAACACGGAACCGAGTGCAGGGCGTTCTGGCCCCATTGGTTCCCGTAGAAGTGTGGGGTGCGATTTCGGCCTTAGTGGGCAGAAAATTCTTTATCTCAGCAACCTTCTCCTCAAGAAAAGCGGAGCCCCGCACGCCGCTTGTTATCGAAAGCTGAATGTAACCCCCGGCAGGAGCTCGATACCTGGACATGCTGCCATCCGCCAACAGGACGGAAAGAAGGCCCCGGACGTCATTCGAATCCAAGAAAGTCTTACCCTATTTTCATTCACTATGATAATCAAAGGTCACCGGCAAGTGGCCCACAATAAACTCTGACAGCTAGGAGAATATCGTCCCATGTGGATTGATAACGACTTTCCCAAGCTGCTAGGCGCGGAACTGTACCGTCCCCACCCGGCGTACGTTATCGAGATGGCTGTTGAACCCGTTGTGGTTCACGACTTCGCGAAACAACCCGGCCAGACTGTGCAGTTGGATCGGTATAAGTTCTTCGGAAATCCTGGCACCAAGGATAGCCGCGAGCGTACCGCCGATCAAACCCTCGGTTCTGCTTCTAGCCGCAACATCACCAAGGACAAGGTCCTGGTGAACCTCAAGGAATACACCGGTCCCGCTGACCCGACCGACGCCACTTCACCTTCAACGTTCAAGGTGGCTCGGGAAACCCTGCTGACCGCCCAGCGCTTGTTGCTGGATACCGGCAGCCTGAATGTATTCCACCAAAGCATTGGCTCGCTGACACTCCTCGACGATTACCGTCGCTGGCGTGACCGCGTCTTCGCCGACGAACTATTCAAGGCAGAAGGCAACGGCAAGTCCTCTGATTCCCAAGGTGGTTACTACTACCCCCTGGATAAGACCAAGGGCTCCTCTGCTCCTTTCCTGAGCTACGCCGCTGGTGAGTCAGCCAAGTTCGACGTTAAGACTGACCTCCTCCAAGTGGTTAAGTCCCTGCGCAAGCGGAACGTTCCTACTTTTGCTGACGGTTACTACCGCGCCGTATGTGACCCCACCGCGATGATGCACCTGCGTCAGAACGACGCATTCCGTGAAGTCGCTCGCTACGCCGGTCAAGGCGTGGTGAACCCCCTGCAGCCCGAGCTGGCCCCTAACGCCACTTTCTTCCGTGGTAGCGGCCCCGCTTACGGCCAAGCTGGTTTCGTCGCCGGCCAACCCGTAATGCCCACCGGGATGCTGTTCGAAGGCGTGCGTTGGTTCGAAAGCACCAACCTGCCCGAGAAATCCCTGCAGGTGACCATCACTGACGCCTCGATCTCGAGCGCGGTGACCACCTCCGCCCCAATGCTGTTCTTCGGTCCCCAGGCCGTTGGCGTGGGCATCGGCGGCAACAACGCTCAGATCCTGCTGAACAACAACGACGATTTCAGTCGTTTCATCATCATGATTTGGTCGCTGTTTGCTGGTTTCGAAATCCTGAACAAGGACTTCGTGACCGTCGCTTACTCATTCGTTTATTGATAGGAGAAAGCGAAATGGCAAAATCAATTCTCCCCGGTAACTACGTTGAGCCGCTGAGTTCCTACCAGAACCAGTGCGTTAAGGCTCTTCCTGGCCGCGTGTTCTACCACGTAGTTGGCTACGCGAATGTGACCACCACTGGTGGCACCGTATTCGACGTAATCATCCCCAGCCCCGACAGGCGCACCGACGACAAGCCCCGCGCCGACATTACCGGCCTGGTGCTTCCCTCTGGCGCCATCGTGTATCACGCTGCCCTGCGTGTGCCCGATCTGCGCTCTGACCGCGGCGTCGGTACTGCAACGTCATCCCTTTCCGGTACTAATACCAACCGGATCAAGCTGGCTGACGCGATTGGCAACGACAACACCCTGAGTGCAACCGTAGTTGCAACTAACTCTGCCGCTGTTGTAGTTGCTTCCGGCACCGTTGCCCCCGTGGCAACCACGATCGGCGTCATCACCCCGGCTGCTCTTTCAGGCGCTGAGACCCTCAAGGTCTACGTGACTGATTCAACCGGCACCGCTGCTGGCTCAACCTTGAGCTCTACCCGCAGCGGCGGCACCCCAATCATCGTTGAAGTGGGCTACTACTTGAACGATGTTTGCGCCGACACTGACGCCGTAAACCTTCCTTATCTAACCGTCTCCTGATAGGAATCGGTTTTCATTACAATAGAGGCGTCTGGATGTCCAGGCGCCTTTTTTATTGGGTTCATGGCGCTTTACCAAAACACCAAAAACGGTCAGATTGTTGAGTTCATCTCACATCATGACAAAGAATGGGCCATGGTCCGCAACAACAGCGGGTCCGTGACTTACGTAGCTTTAGCCGATCTGGTCTCCTATGAGCCAGGCAAGGGCCGGACAGGCGAAGTTATCCCGCCCCAATCAGCCGAGACTGAGGTGGACGAAAACTTATTGCCTGAAGTGGCGATCCCCGCGGATAACAGGGTCAACCTCAATGTCGCAACGTCAGAGGCGATTGCCCAGCACGTCAAAGGTATTGGCTATGCGACGGCCAAGAAGATTGTTGAACTGCGCTTAAGCCTCCCTGGCGAGAAGTTCAAGAACCTTGACCAACTGCGCAAGATCGGACGAGTTGACTGGGATCAGATTGTTGCAGAGGACCTTGTCTATGTTGGCTAAGCAGTAAGTGTTTAGCCTTTAGAATGCGGAGGGAAACGGGGTAACTAAGTGGAACTTAACGACTATGACAAGAGTCGCTGTAGGTGGCACTTAGGCTACAACGTTGGCGCCAACCTTCCGGCCGGGGACATCGCCAGGCTAGAGGAGGCCATGGCTCGGGTGCCTGACAGCTATTTCTATTCGCAGGTACTTGAGCACCTTAACCGCTGCGACAAAGCCTGGAACGTATCGCAGATCTTCAAGTCTGAGACCCAGCCGCAACCGTCACGGGTGGAGCGGATTACGGGGGACAGTGAGCGAGCAATCTTTAGTTCTGACCCCCTAAAAGCGGACCAGGATTACAGGGAGATCTATCTCAGAGAAGTAGATCGCCTGGCTGAATCACTGTATGTAGCTAATTACCGAAGGGAAGAAGTGCGACGATACGCATTCGACCGTAGTGGCGGAGAGTTTATCATGACAATACCAGGCCCGGCAGATACGTCGGTCGGTACTCAAATCTTGGCCGGACTCGGGCAACTTAACTGGAGATAGTCGATGGATCCGCGGAATGCTTTTAGTAAACAGGTAGAAGCGCAAAGGCAGGTTCTGGAACGACTGCGGGGCGGTGGTGGGATTTCATTGCAAGGGGCGGCACCTTTCAGTTCCAACAATCTTCATGGCGGCACTCCCGCGTATGCCGCAAAGCTGGGCGGTAGAGATGCGCTGGTCGTGAGAGGGGGCGGCCAAACACCGAACGGCCCTGAACTTGATGGATACAAAGGCGGCGTCAATGTAGGCGGTCGGACCTTCTACCCGGCGCGACGCGGGAACGATATGGTTTATGTCACTAATCAAAACCCTGGTCAGCTTGGGGGATTTACTCCCACGGCAGAAAGAAAACCTGCACCTAAGGCTGATCCAGGCCCCGGTCTAAGCGCACCACCTCAAATAACGAATGGTGGGGGTGACGCACGCCGGCAAGCTCAATTGGCTGCAGGTCAGCAAGCAGGCATAAGAAATTACGGTCAGGACTGGCGTGACGCTGCCAACTATGGGTCCAAGGACCCGAGCAGCCTTGAATACTGGAATCGGCAAGACATGTTCCAGTGGCGGACCGCTAATGCTGGCAACAAGGCTCTTGCTGATCGCGAAATGGCTAAGTACGGGCTAAGCACTCAGATGGCCGACGCGGCTCTGAGGGGCGGCGGAACTCAAGTGGCTACCGCTCAGTCCCAGTCCTGGTCAGGCGCGGTTGAGAATATCAGCCCTAACGAAGCCGTTGCAGGCTTCAATAAGCAGCCCGCTGAAATGCAGTTCGGCGATCGGTTTGTGCTCCCGGAAAACGCTCGGCAAGTTGCGTTTCAGAACTTTGCGCCAACTGATTTTGCTCGGGCCCAGAAAAGCGAAATGCAGCCAATGAGTGCCCAGGCTGGCGTCGCTGCTGGTGTAGAGCCCGCAACGCCCTCTCCTGCTGGGAACATCGCCAGCAATAGCGACCTGGATCAGACCATCGAGGCTTACCTGGCAGAAGCTCGTCGCATGAACAACGGAGGACGGGCGTAATGACTAACCCCCAAGAAGAAATGAGCCGGCATTTAACGGGCCCCGCTCGAGGTGGGGTGCCAAGGGAGGGGGCAATTCCCCAGCAGGGCAAGGCATCACTGGCAGCAATGCACAGCCACAACCCGTTGGAGCGCAACAACCCTAATCAGCAGTTGAATAACCCAATGAACACCCTGTCCTTTGGCGGGCAAGATGTTCAGGTCTACGGGGTTCCATATGGCGATGGGCGGGTAGTTTTACCCGTGCAAACTCCAGCTATTACTCCAAATGCCCAGCAGCGAGTAATTCCTGGCCGAGGACTTAACGCGCCTGGGGCATTGTCACCAGATGCAAGTCCGATTGGAGATTTACCTACAGGCAATCTTCCTTTGGGGCAGCTGGGGATGAACACTAGAATGATCGGAGGAATGGGGCGAAATGAGCCTCGCCGCCAAAAATAACCATGAGCTCCACTAGCACTAACAAGGCCCCTCTCCTTGTTGATCGCCCGCTGCATTCATTCGCGACAATTGGGGGTTCGGCGGCGTTAACCTCTGCCACCAATTTCACCACTGTTAGCGGTGCCGGCTGCACGATGCTGGTTGACTGCAGCAGTAATGACGGAGCAATCATTGACTCGCTGTCAATCCTTGCGAACGAAGCTTCCACGACAGCCTCTACGGTCCTGGTGTTTCTAAGCACCGCCCCAAGCGCGACTCTGATTACATCGATCAACACAGCCTGCGTGGCTAGTGCTGCAATCGCTAGCTCTTCGGTTGGACAGCGGACAAATATCTCATTACCGCCCTTGAGCGTGCCCGTACCAAACCTGGCATCACCGGCGGCAACGATGGCCACCTACCCAACGGAAACAGACAAGAAAAACACAGGGTTATATGTCCCTTCCGGCGCGCTGATCTACGTAGGCGTTAGTGCCGCACTATCAGCTCCTAGCGCCGCAACCCGAGTACATGTATTTGCCCAAGGCGGCTTCTATTAATGGCTAATGCTTGGTACGACTATCTGGCGTCGTACAACGACCTGATAGATGCGTTCGGTTCGGACGCAGGGCGGGCATCTGCTCATTATCAGCAATTTGGCGAAAATGAAGGGCGCGCTTTAGATAATTTTGACGAGGCCTCATATCTTGCTGCAAACCCTGACGTAGCGAAAGACCCTTATTACAGTCAGAATGCAGCTCAGCATTACGTAGAGCATGGTCGGGGAGAAGGTCGTTCTTTGACGCCTCAACCCCCATCCCAGCCACAGCCAACAACTCAGTCACAGCCACAGCCACCGGTCCAGGCTCCCGCGGCTGCAAGTACAACTCAGCCACAGCCATCAACTCAAGCCGCAGCAGCAACCAAGCCCGCTGCAACAGTAACCAATTCCGCCGCAACTGCTGCCGCTGCGCCGACTACTAGCGGCTCGAATTATTCTGCTGACCTTGACAAAATAAGAAATGAGCTAAGAAATGAGTACGAAGGTAATTTCAAAACCGCAAAAGATGGTTACGACTCTGCACTAAAGGCCATAGGAGATACTTACAACACGCAGATTTCATCATTTAAGGGAGATTTGAAGACATACCAGGACCTTGCTAACAAGTATCAAGGAGAAGCAAGCAACCTTGGCGTTGCTAAAAAGGCGGCGGAAGATCGAGCTACTTCATTGCAGAGCGAATTTGATGCTTACAAAAAGAAGTCAGAAACCGACGCAGCTGATTCGCAACTCTCGGCATTACGAGGTGGCTACCAAGCAGCATCTGGCGCGGCAGTGGGCGGCGGCGCAAGTTTGACATCAGGCGTACAGGTTGCCAATCGCGGGAGCAGCGATCGCCCTGGGAGCGTAGTTGCCAGGCTCAGGATTGACCCCACTGACAGCGTGCTCGACAAGGGAGATGTCGTTCAGAGTTTGTCGGCAGGTAATAGGCCTTCTTCTGGCGGGCAGACGGGTGGGGCCAGGCGGAGCGCAAACATGCTGCGGCAAGAAGCAGCTCGGTATTACAGCGGGCGATTTGGTGGATAGTTCGTGGGCAAGTCGATTGGGCGATCCCTCAGTCAGGGCCTAGGTTTAGGCAAGATCCCTAGACGCGCCGATGGCATCTATCCGACAAAGGAAAGCGGGCTAGGGCAATACGGAAGTACGGCCTATCCAACTGTTATTGAATCGTACAACCGCGAAACGGATTACAAGCGGTGGCGGTTGGGGATGGAGTATTACTTTGGGGCGGGCAGAAGCTGGGCCGAAATCCAAATTCGCAGTTTTGGTAAGTTCTTTAATTCAGCCGCCGGAAACGATGAGTTGGATATGACGGGAAGTAAAGAGATTACAGCCTTAATCCCAAGTGGAGGCAGCCCTGAGAAAGCTTGGTATTGCAGTTGCCGAACCCGCGGAAGCCTCATACTTCCGTCACCGCTGGATTCAGCTGCGATTACCTTGAATACCAGTGATCCAGACCCAGCCAATCACACGCTGGTGTATGACTGCAGCGCATTTTACAGCCCGAACCAGGTAGCTGTATATAACTCATTTATTGGGGACCAGTTTGAGGACACTGCTAGCGGTCCGAATTACCCTGATGACCTAGTGCAAAAACCGGTTGGCAGTGTTGCGCTCACATTGATAAGCGTCAATATTGCAAGCAGGACCTTGGTGTTTGATCTCTCCAGGCCTTGCGTACGGGTATTCACTAATGGTCGTATCTATTGGAAGCGGGAAGAGTATGACCCAACAGATCCACTTAGCTGGAATACCAGTTCGGGTCGGCATCTGTGTTCGTCATTCAAATTCTTCTGCTGCTGCCCGGACCACCTTGGCGGCGCCCTTGCGAACCTTGAATATCCCGGCGGCAATCAAGCCACTATGAGAGAATTTCCGCTGCCCAACACTGGGAGGGCGGTCAACTCGGCGTGGGAGCGGCAAGGGGCTGGTTACTACCGGCAATGGAGAACTCTCCCCGATCGGCGCGATGCGAGGAGAGACTGCAAGCACATTCACGCATACCGCTGGCAGTGTGGAGTGCCGTGGCTAGAGCCCAGCGATTACCCCATTGGCGGCGAACGGAATGAATTGGAGGCCCTGGCGCAAATGGAGCGAGGTTACAGCTCGGCAGAGATATATGATTTTTTCAGACTGGGAAAACTTAATTGGGACAGGTACGCATTAACAGTAGGGAACACTGTCGGCCTTGTTATTTTCCCGGGCGGTAACGTACGGGATAACGTGCGCCCAGACGCAAGGCCCATGCTATGGAATGACAGCCAAAGGCCTCTCGACAGCTGGTGTCGCAACAACGATTGGTGGATGCAGAAAGGAACTCAAGAACTAAAGATCTATAATTTCGCGGCAAAGGAATTTCGTGATAAGGTGGTCAAAGGCGGAATTGAGTATCCGGTACTGGAAATCATCCCTGATACTGCAGCAAAGAAACCGGTAATTGTTCAGTAGTTAGTAGAATTAAGGAAAGGGATTATCCGTGCCAGAAGAACCCTTAAATCCTAGTGTCGTAGTTGCTGGTTACACCCAGCGATATGCCGAAAACGACTGGGGGATCCTGGCAGCTATCAACCTGTGCATACAAGCAGCCGGAGGTATTGTGACTTCTTATCCAGCTAATACCGGTGGCATTATTAAGGCCCTGGTGGATTTATCGGTTGCGGTTGGGAGTATCTCGGGCGGATCAACAGTCTTGAACTTTTCAATGACTGCCTCCGTAACTCTGGCCAAGGGAGATCTGGTGTATATCAATAGCTCTGGGCAGGCAGCCAAGGCGATCGCTTCCGGCACTCGAGATCAAGCAACGGTAATTGGCATGGCATCTGCAACTACTGCGGCAGGATCACTTGGGAACATTACGCTTATGGGCGGTCAAGTTGGATTAACAACCCTTACGCCCGGAGCACTGTATTACTTATCTGCCGTAACCGCCGGCGCCTACACCGTTACGCCCCCTAGCGGATCTGGTCAGTATGTAACTCACATTGGTGAAGCATTGAGCGCCACTACAATGATGATGGGCCCAGAGGAACCAACGAGGCTTGCGTAATGACTACTAAAAAACCAATCGTGCTAACAAATGGTGAGCGCGAAGAATTACAGAGCGGTGACAATGTTGCGGCCAGCGACATTGGTTACGTCAACACTGGGACCAACCTTGCCGGCGCCACTGCACAGGCAGCGCTCACTGAACTTGATCTCAATACAATAGTGTTTAGCGTGGCCCTCGGGTAATGGCAGCAGCGTTCAAAAGCTACGTCACAAACAATATTGGGAGCACCTATACGGTGGTAACTCCTACGGTTGCCGCCGGGGCTAAGCATACTGTGCTGGGTGTTTCGGTATATAACGTCAGCGGGGCAAGCAACACCACCTACCTGCGACTAAACAAGTCGGGCGGAACGGGAACCCATACTAATGCCCACTTTGCGTACAACCTGACACTTCAAGCCGGCACTGGTTTTGAGTTTGAAAGCGGCAATAAATTCGTGCTGGAACCTGGCGACACGATTGAGTGCAAGTCCTCGAGCGGTGCCAGCGGAATTCTTGAGGTGATTTACAACTATCTGGAGCTGAGCTAATGGCTTACATCGGACCTCTTGCGGCAATTGTGGCGGGCTCAGTTGGCAACACCGAGCTGAGCAATATTAGTCAGTACATCCTGAAAGGCCGTGTTTCTGCTGGCAGCGGCAGCCCTGAGGATCTGACGGCAGACCAGGCAATAACCATGCTGAACCAAGCCAGCAGTAGCACCTTGAATGCGGCAAGGGTTGCTTCCTATTACCGAACGATCCTGGCTAACGGCAGTACCGCGACCCAGCGGCCGCAGGTGAATTTCCTAAATGGCACGGGTATTACTGTTTCCGCGGCGGATGATGCGGTCAATAGCGAGACAGAGCTAACTGTTGGCCTAGCTACGGTTGCAACGGCCCGAATCCTTGGGAACAACAGCGGCTCAACGGCTGCACCCACCGCGCTGGATGGTGACGGCGTACTTGGAGTTATTAACGCTAGCGGCACCGCAACTCTCAATAACAACCGCCTGGCCGCACTTTCCCCTAGTCCGGCTGGTACGTTTGCAGCTGCAACTGTTACGGTTGACGCGCAAGGCCGGGTAACTAACGCCACTGCTGGCTCCGGTTTCGCATACCTGGCGACTGCACAATCATTTACGGCTGCACAGCGGGGGTCGATTTCCGCCCTCACTGATGGCGCAACAATTACTCCCGACTTCGCGGTTGCCAACAATTTCAGCGTGACCCTGGGCGGTAACCGGACACTGGCTAATCCGACAAATCTAACCGCCGGGCAAAGCGGAGTAATAGTAATTTCACAGGATTCGTCTGGCTCAAGAACGGCTTCTTTTGGTGCGTATTGGAAATTCCCTGGTGGCACCGCGCCAACATTGACGACTACGGCAAGTGCAAAAGATGTTTTATGTTACTTTGTCGACTCTTCCACTCGGATTACCGCTCGCCTGATAAGTGACGTAAAATGAGTATTCCAGGTTCTGCTGATCCATTACTACTGGCATCTGCCGCTGCTGATGGCGGTTTTCAGGTAAGTAGATCCCTCCGCTACTCGGCCAGTGATTCGAGTTATTTAAGTCGCACCCCCAGTGTCGCTGGAAACCGCAAGATTTGGACCTGGAGCGGCTGGGTGAAACGGAGTGGGTTGGGGACAGATAGTCGAATTTTTAGCGCCGCCACATCTGGAAGCAATCAGGCTGGCATTACCTTTAACACTGATGACACAATTGAGATTTTTGACTACCAAGGCAGCTATGGGTACAGAAAAAGGACGACGCAGGTTTTCCGCGACGCATCGGCTTGGTATCACTTTGTTCTAACCGCTGATTTTGACAACGGCACTGCTGAAGATCGACTTTGTTTCTATGTCAACGGGTCTCGTGTAACTACCTTTTCAACCAACACCAACCCATCATCTGGCTATGCAACAGGACTGTTTAATAGCACAATTCAACACGGGTTGGGTGCGTACAGCACTGCGGTTGCACTTTTGAATGGTTATTTAGCTAATATCCACTTTATCGACGGCCAAGCATTAACCCCCAGCAGTTTCACCGAAACCGATGCCACTACTGGGCAGCTAATTCCTAAGGCTTATACCGGGAATTACGGAATAGTTTCAGTTGCTGCTGCCACTGGTGGTCTGCCGATTTGGAACACTACTGACACTTACGGCGCTGCCAAAGGGTCTGGGACTCGTACAGATGCAAGTAGTTCGTCGATTGTGTTGGCCTTGCCGATGGATGGCACCAACGGCGGCACATCATTTGGTGATCAAAGCGCGACGATCAAAGGAAGTGGCAGTGCCAAGACCGTTACTGTTACTAATGCCACCACTTCGACATCATTAAGTAAATTTTACGGAAGCAGTGGATACTTTAACGGTTCATCTTATTTGACTACAGATTTATCATCTTTTAATATGGGTAGTGATTGGACCATTGAATTTTGGTGGTACAAATCAGGAACTGCAACAGGTAATCATGCTCATTTTCTTGGAGGGACTGTAGGAGGATCTAATTCATATGGACCAACGTGGCGTGACCAAGGATCCAATGATTGGCAATTTAATATAAATGGTTCTAGCATTTTGTTTTCGCAATTTAATGTAAATAATTACACAAATGCGTGGCATCATTATGCATTTGTAAGAAGCGGCGGAACTTTATATTATTATGTTGACGGTGTATTACAAGGCAGCTCCGGTGTTTCATTTACTGGCAGTTGGGGTTCTTCTACAGAAATAGGGCGAGGTGGACCTGGCTGGAGTGGACAACTGGTCGTTGGTAGCGTTCAGGATTTTCGACTTTATCAAGGCGCCAAATACACCAGTAACTTCTCCCCAGTAGCCTCATATAACAATTCCTTCTACCTGAAATTTGACGATAACAGCAGTAACACCGCCAGCACATTAGGGAAGGACTCTAGCGGGCTGGGGAACAACTGGACCCCGAATAATTTTAGTGTTGTTGCGGGCGGTCCAACAACAATAACAACACCTGCCTCAAATGCGCCACCTACCGTTGACTTCCTCGTAGTTGCTGGCGGCGGCGGAGGGAGCACTGCTTTTGCTGGTGGTGGTGGCGCGGGTGGTTATCGTACATCTGTAGGAACATCTGGTGGCGGCGCACCTGCCGAAAGTGCATTATCTGTAGCACCTGCAACAACTTACACCGTTACAGTTGGCGTTGGTGGTGCTGTAGGAACAAATGGATCTGATTCAGTTTTTTCAACTGTTACATCAATAGGCGGTGGCCGTGGTGGCGGCTCAGTAACAGCGGGAACTGGTGGATCTGGTGGTGGTGGTGGGCCGCAAAGCATCCAGCCAGCAGGTGCTGCTGGCACTGCAAATCAAGGTTTTGCAGGCGGTTCCGGCAGTCCGAGTAATAACTTCACTGCTGGTGGCGGTGGCGCTGGTGGAGTAGGTGGTGATAATTCTGCCGGTGGCCCTGGTGCTGGTGGTATTGGTGTTTCTTCTTCAATTACAGGTTCCGCTGTAACAAGGGCTGTTGGTGGAGCAGGAGGCAATACTAATTCCAATGGAGTCGCAGGTACACCTAATACAGGTAATGGAGCAACAGGAAACTGGAATGGAACAGGAGCGGAAGGAGGTTCCGGCATTGTTGTTATCCGCTATTCCAATACTTATGGAGACCTAACTGTTGGCAGTGGTCTTACTTACACATATGCAAATACCGGCGGATACAAAATTTATTCCTTTACCGCCAGTGCTACTCCTGCACAGGCTGCAGGTAACGACAGCTTAGTAGACTCCCCCACTAACGGGTCGCAAACAGATACCGGCGTGGGCGGCGAGGTGAGAGGAAACTACTGCACTTGGAATCCGTTGGCAACAGGCAATCTGATTGCAGAAAATGGCAATCTTGCGGTCAGGCCCACCTCTGACAATTGGCAGCAAATTAAAGCGACAATGGGCTTTACGACTGGTAAGTGGTATTGGGAATGCACTGTCAATCCATCAACCACTTACGCTAATCAATACCATGGAATAAGCAATAGCCTGGAATCTCCAACAACAAATTTGGGCACAGTTTCTGGTTTTTGTTATGGCCGTGGTGGCGATAAGTATGCAGCAGGTGTAAATACTGCGGGCGTTGGCAGCGCATATGTTGCAGGCGACACGATTGGCATGGCCTTGGATTTGGATTCCGGAACGCAAACAATTAAATTTTACAAAAATGGTTCCTTGCAATTTACACAAACCATATCTGGCAATGGCCCTTGGCATCCTGCTAGTAATTGCTATTACGCACAATCGCCTGCTGTTTTTGATTCAAACTTCGGCCAACGCGCCTTTGCCTACACCGCACCATCAGGCTTCAAAGCACTCTGCACACAGAACCTGCCAGCCCCATTAGTCACGAAGTCTAATACGGCGATGGATGTTGTTACTTACGCAGGCAATGGCAGCACACAATCAATATCAAGTTTGGCTTTTGGACCTGATTTAGTTTGGATCAAAGCGCGAAATCTTGCCTATTACCACAGAATTGTTGATAGTGTTCGTGGCGTACAGAAATTTCTCTATAGCAATAGTACAGATGTTGAGGAAACATCGACTCTTAATGGTCGCTTTAATTCTTTTGATGCTACCGGTTTTACACTTGGATCAGCCGACAATACAGGTGGCGATGGAATAAATCAATCCACTGCTCCGTATGTTGCATGGTGCTGGGACGCAGGCACCTCAACGGTATCCAACACACAAGGCAGCATCACTAGTCAGGTGCGGGCTAATGCTAC